TTTTCTTTTTCATTATATTCAATAAAGAATAAACAACTAGCTTTATATAATTTATTGTTATTAAATAAATTACGAATAAATATTGCTTGTTCATGAGATGAACCATTTTGAGATTCAATAAGTTCATCATCATTTTTTAATATATTGAAATCAGAATTCTTAATATTATTTCTCATAAAATTATAAACATCTTCATCATTATTAAAATTAGGTAAATCAGTTAAATATAATTCGGTAATAATATAATCATTATTTTCTTCTTTTATAATAGTATTTTCATTTATTGTCTTATTTCTCACAAAACCAAATGGAGGTATTTCCCCATCTCTATTTAATTCATATTTAATTTTATCAATTTTATTTAATTCATTAGCAGTATATTGATATAAGGATACTAAATTATTCATTGATGTTGAAAGAAGCGATTTATTAATAGGGTATTGTAAAAAATTTTTAAAGTTTTCTAATGGTTTACTGCTAAGAGTTGGCATTATTGAAAACAGTTTCAAATCAATAACTTTAGGATCTAAATAACATAGTTGATAATGTAGATGTGGTTCACTTCCAGCACCAGAATTTCCAACATTAGCAATAACTTGACCTTGTTTAACTTTATCACCTTTTTTAACTTTAATTGATCCTTTTTTAATATGACCATACAATGAATAACACAAAATATTATGTTTAATGATAATATAGTTACCAGCGGATCTTTTTATACTAAATTTATCTTCCATTTTATCGGAACAATCAATTATTTCTCCATCAGAAACAGCAACTAATTCAGCATTAAATATATAAAAATCATCATTATTATTTTTATCAGATTTATAATTCATTTTAGTTTTTATATTAAAACCCATAAAGTCTAAAGCAAACATTTGAGTCAATAAATTTCTTATTGAAAAAAGTGGAACTGCTAGTGCTGGTGAGCTTTTTTGAATTGCTGACATTAATAATTCAAAAATATTAGTTAAAGATTCAATAAAAGTAATATTGGTAATATGGGTATTTATAACTAATAATTCACCTTCTTTTAGATTTTTAATTGGTAATATAAAATCTATTTTTTCATCTTTACCAATACTTTCTTTTACAATTTCATATTTATTTGTTATTTTTAATACATTTTGATCTACTATATCCTTATCGTAATTTTCTAATTTACCCTTAGTTACAAAATGAGTTTCTTTATGTTTAGCAAAATCATATGGTTTATATAAACTAGGATGTTTATCAATCATACCATTATTAGAAGCTTTTAATATCTCAGCTACAAATTGACTACAAAAATATTCATTTTGTCTGTCAGTTTCTTTACCGATAGATATATTAAATAATCCAATAAAATTAAATTTTAATTTGTCTTTTTTCTTTTTAAACTCTTCTAATTTATTTATCATTAATTCTTTTTGTTCTTTAGTAACAAATATTACATATAATGAATAAATTGTATCTTTAATAACATCTTTAAATAATCCATCTTTTATATCTTCATTAATAAAAGTCATATTAGAATCTTTAAATTTTCTACCAAAGCTATACATATCATTCATACTACTATCAAAAGAAATACTTACATGACTATACGGTTCACCAGTAACAAACTTAATAGCTTTAGCCATATTAGTATTAGTAAAAGTTAATAGTATAAATACAGGATATAAATTATTATTATATGATTCAGTTAAGTTATCATAAATAATTTCACGTATAGGATATTTTTTTAGATCTATAGTAAAAGGAGTATCTATTGATGTAAAATCAAATTTATCATCAGAAATTATATTAGTATTTATTTTAATTTCTGAAGTTGATGAAACGGGGATTTCAACATAATGAGTTAATAAATTTTCTAGTTTTTGTTCTATAATAGATTTAATCATATTATTTATAGACATATTAATGACTTTATTTTTATTATCACTAGTATAAACTAATTTATCCAATTTTATCTCATCTTTAGTTATTGCAAAATATATTTTTGTTTCCTTATTTATAGCATCGGGTATATTTTTAATAAAAGAAGATTCTTTTACAAAATCTCTTTTACCCTCAAAATCAAATTGTCTATAATCTATAGTTAATTCTTCACCTTTTTTAATTTTATCTTTAGATTTATAGAAATAAACTTTCTTCCCATTTCTAATAGCTTGAACTAATACTAAATTAGGATTATTTGAATGATTAACGAATTGACCGGCTTTAGTTCGTTCATAATCTTTATCTGGATTACCAGTATTATCAACTTTTTTTATAGCTAATAATTTGGTATTAACATCAACATTTTTATTTGCAAATATACCTTTACCAGATATTTTTGAATCTTTAACTTTATAATATGTTTCAGAGATGTATGAATCATTTATTTTCTTTAAAGCTATAACTTCTAATTTTCTAGCACCACCAATATCCTTTTTCATCTCATCATCTAAATATTCTTTAAATTCATATTCATTTATACTTTTTATTTCATTAACACTAATAACTTGTACAGCGGTTCCCCACTCAGTTTGATAAACATTGTTTTCTACATATTTATGTCTTTCAACATATACACGAATAGTATAAACAACTTTACCAGAATTAAGTCTTTTCTTTATACTACTCCATTCTTTTTTTGGGAAAGTTATAATAGGTACTTTAATCTTAATATTTTTTAATTCATCTGCATTAAAAAATGATTCTTTACTAATAATATCTTTCTCTCCCTCAGCTTCTTTTTCCATTTTAACTAATCTGCTATAATAATCAGGAATTTCATCTAAATGATCTTTAGCAATCATTCTAGCTTTATCTAAATTTTTAGTGTGTTCCTGTTCAATTTCTATACCAATCTTTAATTGTTCAGAATTATAATCAGAATCTGGTCTTATATCATAGCTGAGATCAATAGCTTTTTCATCTTTATTTTCTTTTATAAATGATTCTTTAACAAATTCTCCAACAAGTTTAATAAACCTAATATGAGTTTTATTAACTTTATCACTTTTTTGTTCTTTAAATCCATATTTTTTAGCCAATTTAATAGAAATATTATTAGTTTTTTTTATATTTAAAACCATTGTATTTATATCTCTTTTAGAACGATGACAAAATTCAAGACCCTCATTCATTAAAGCGTGTGATATACCTTTACCACGAAATTCTTCTTTAATGAATATATTAAAGAAAGCGTAACCTTTTTTAACTTTTACTTCAATGAATCCAGCATTTTTATTACCAACTTTATAAATATATCTAAAAGCTACTTTATTATAAAATTCTCTTGGTCCTAATTTTTCTTTATCTTTTGTATCACCTAATATTCTTAATGCACGGTGATATTCAACCTCCATTATGATATCAACATCAATAATATTTTCATAAGACTCCATTAAAACAAATATAGGTTTATTATCTTCACCATTTGATTCAATAAATCTTTCTTTAGCTTGTTTCAAAAATTCAAATAAAGCGTCATAATTCTTATTAGTAAGCTTTATATAATTAAAGGTTGATTGACTCATTAACACTTTATCTTTTAATCTTTCTTTAACTTTATCTACAGCTTGGATCTTAGGATGATTATTTTCATTATCTTTGCCAGTTTTTACCTCTATTTCTAAATTCAAAGATGGTATAAACGCATCGGGTATATAAAATTTTTCTTCACCTTCATATTCATAATAATATACATGAGGTGATGGTGTCATTACATCTTCTGAACTAAATCTTAAAAATATATCTAAAAATTTTAATAGATCTAATTCATATGAACCAGTATATGTTTTTTTAGTTCCATCAGACCAAATATATTCACCTGATATCTTTCTATTAGCTAACATCTTTTTTTGTTGTTCAGGACTATTTAATAAATGTATTTTACCATACTTACCAATCATTCTTTCTTTAAATAATTCTCTATACTTATCTTTGCATTGCATTAATGGGCAAAATCTTAAATATTTATTAGTAACTTCATTCCATTTAGTTGGTCTTTTACATACAATACATTTACCTTTATCTTTACCTGTTTTTAAAAAATATATATATTGAGCTGGAGTGAAATTTTTAGGTATACTTTCATTATGTTCATCTTCAAAATGTTCATACAAGTCTTCAATATGATTAAATTTGTCATTACATATAATACACTTAATCAATTTTAAACACAACCTTTCTATTACTCTATTAATTAATTGTTACTTATATATACAAAATATAAATAAATAAAAAAAATTCAAGTAGATTATTATATCTACTTGAATTTTAATTTTTTTTCTTTTATAAAGTCCATTAACATCATTTCAATAGTTTTAGTTATATAACTTATTATATAAGTTTCAGTATAATAATATTGAAGACTTTTCATAAAAGGTTTATTGAATGACATTACAACTTTATATACTAATTCATTTAAATCTTTTTTAAAATCATAAATCATCCTCATATCTTTTAATTCATATTCTAATTTATATTTTTCTAAAAATATTCTTTTTATAGTATTATCAATAATATTCATTAAAATATCTAAATCTTGAATATTATTGATAATATTTTGTTTTTTATTATTTGGATGAAAAAGAACTATAGCTAATATTAAAACTGATAACACTGACAATATAGATAAAATTTCTACTAATTGATTCATTTTAGTCACTCCTTTATATTTTTTTAAATTATTGTTTTATAGATATTATTAATTTACTTATAATACATTTCATTAATATTCATTTATTATTTTAAGGTGGTGGTTTTTATATATTATGGCTAATTTTAAAAAGGAAGTTGATTTCGGATTAGATAATTTTCAAAGACAAAGAGTTCTTAGTATTAATCAATCAATTGCTCAAATTATAATTAATTTATTTTTTATGAGACCTGGTAATATACCAAGTTTACCACATATAGGTATAAATATAAAACAGTATCTATATAATCTTGAAGATGGTATTGATGTTGATGGTCTTAAAGAAAATATATATAAACAATGTCCAGCTTTAATACCTTATTTAAATATGGGTGAAGTAAAAGTATTTGTTGCTGATTATAAAGGCCAAGGTATTTTAATGGTTTCTATCCCAATATTAACAGATAATACTACATTACTTCTCGGTTTTACTAAAAATAACTCTGGTGATATACTCTTTAATTATAATATTGAAGAAGGTATTAATAATATATAAAAGGAGGAAGGTAATAAAATGGATGAAATTAAATTTGATGATGGTATTGATTTAAAGTCAATTGTTAAAGAGAATCAAAATAATTTAAAACAAGAAGACTCTACAGATGAATTAACTAAAGTTGTTGGAAATGATTGGATGAAAAATATAGGAACTAATGAATCTGAAAAAAATAGTGAACCTATTTTACCAACTGATTCTATAAATCTATCAAACAATATTCAAGTAGAAAATAATGAATATATTGGTCCTGGATTATTAATTGATAAAGGTGATATTAGAGAAGAAGTTCCCAATAAACCAATAAGTCCAGGATTATTACCTGATACCCTAAACAATCTAGATGAATATATGAAAGAATATGATGAAACTATTAATGAAGTTAAAGAAGAAATTAAAAATAAACAAGAGTCAGTTGATGATGAGAATGAAGAAGAAAAATCTGATGGGATGACGGAAGATGAATTTAATAGAATTTATTCTGAAGCTGTTGTCATTATTGATAAAACAGGTATGGGTAGTATTATTAACTTTACTGAGGAAGAAAGAGAAAAATTAGAAAAAGTAAAGAAAATTAAACTCGAAGAAATTGAAACTATTGACTTACAAATTCTTAAAACTAAAAAGAAAAAAGGTAAAATTGATACAATACTTAAGAAATTTGTCAATATCCATACAACACCAATTGTAGCAGTAAATTCTGGTTATACCGCTATGATGAAGGGTTGTTCAGCATATGAATTAATGTCTTTAATGGCTGATACTAAAAATGCTCTTGTTGATGCTCAAACAAAATGGTCATTGATTCATAGTAAAGTTGAGTCAACAAGTATTGGTAAATTATCTTATGAGGATTTTCTAATAAAAACTGCTGCATTAGATTATAATATGTTTATTTATGGTATTTTATGTGCAACATATCCAAATGATGATATTATTCCACTAAAATGTGAAAAATGTGATAAAGATTTTGAGCATAGATATTCTATTAAATCTTTAATTAGAGCTGAAAAAATGAGTGAAAAACTCAAATTAGAGGTGGCTTCTATTGTTGATTCTTCCCTTAGTTTAGAAACAGCTAAAAATAAACATAAAAATAGTGCTTTTTCTCAAATTAAATCTATTAGATTACCTGAAAGTAAATTTATTGCCCAAATGTATATTCAATCAGTATATGATTATATTAATAAATCTATTAAAGAATTATCTGATAATAAAGATAGTAAATATAATCAAGCATCTGTTTTATCATCAGTTGTTAATAAGATTTTTATTCCTGATGATAGTACATTAGATGAATACTTTGAATTTGATTCAGTTACAGATATAACTAAAATTATATTTTCTTTAGGGAATACGGATATTTTAATATTAAGCAAACAAGCTGATTCATTTATGGATGGGTTTGAATTTGGTTTAATGGATATAACATGTCCTAATTGTAAACACCATAACAATACAGTTAATATGGAATTAGAAGAAATACTTTTTCTCAAATATCAACAGGCGATGACTACCAAAATAGAATAGAACAATTCTATGTGTTTCTTGATGAGATGTTAGAATTATTTAAAGGGCAACTTGATACTGATTATATTAAATATGGTATGTCATATAAAGAAGCCCTTTTATTAAGAGACACTAGAGTTAAAAGGTTAAAAAAAGAAAAAGAAGAAATTGAAAAAGAAAGAGAAGTCGAAGCTGCTAAAATGAAACAAGAACAAGCTCGACAAATGCTCTTAAGAAAATAACCCCATCCTGTTGATATAAACCTTTTGAAAGGGGTTTATTGGTATTATGTTAAATGACATTATCTATGTATTCAATCAGCTTACTCGTAATGAGTTGGCTGATTGTTCATTATTTGAAAATATTATTAATAGACATTATGAGAAATTCAAATATTTTTATTATATTATAGACAATATTAGCTTAAAGAATATACTAGATATTAAATGTCAAGAAGAGTCAACAAAATTATATATATATATTTCATTTAAAACAAAAAAAGAAAGAGATAAATTTTTTAATACATTCAATAATGAAGTTAATAGTAAATCTAGTTTTAAATACAAAGATTATTTTATTTTCAATGTTATAAAAGGTATTAAAAATATCAATATAACAATAGAAAATAATAATATATTAAGAGAGGAGTTGTTATATGGATGCAAATAGAATTATATGATACTAAAAAATTTATTGAAGTGAATAATCTAAGAGAAGTAACTAATTTAATTCTATTTGAAAAAGGGAATATTCCAACTGTTGATGGATTATTGTCAACAGATATATTTGGAGTTTCTGCTAGAGATAGAAAAGAAACATATGCTTATATAGATTTACATGGACATTTTTTACATCCTTTTATATTTAAGACATTAAAAAGAATGAATAGGAAATTTGAATCTGCTGTTTATGGTAATGTAAATTTTATAATCAAAGATGGAGAATTAATTGAAGATGAAAATGGTGAAAGTGGAATAGAATTCTTATATAAAAATTGGGATAAATTTAATTTTAAAAGAAATAATAGTATGATGAGAAATGAAAGAATTTCTGTTTTAGATTCATATGGAAAAGATGTTTTATTTACTAAATATTGGGTTGTTATGCCTGCTTTTTTTAGAGATGTGAATTTACAATTTGCATCTGAAGGAAGAGTATCTCATCATGAAATTAATGATAAATATGCTAAATTAATTAGATTTGCTTCCATGTTAAATAACAGCAATAGTTTTGATTTTGTTTTAAATACAACTAAATCTAAAATTCAAGAAACTCTTGTTGAAATTTATGATTTACTTAAAGGTAAGATAGAAAAGAAACAAGGATTGATTCGTAAATCATTATTAGGTAAATCAATAGATTTTGGTGTTAGGAGTGTAAAATTACAATGCACGTGATTCTTTAATTGTCGGGGAAGCCTTTTAAATCTCTTACTACCAAACTAATATAGTAATATATTAGTGGCGAAGGGTAATGCCTTAGATATGGTAACAAGGTAATAGATTGGGTTATCCGCAGCTAAGATTCCTATAATATTATTGAGGAATAAAGTTCAACGACTATCAAAAACTTGTTTACCATTAAAATAAATATTGGTAAATAAAGTGAGTAGAGTAGGGCTTAAGTGAGTGGGTGAGAATCCCTTAAATCGAAACAGGGAACCATCAAATGATGAAGATATAGTCTAGTATCCTAGTGAAAACTAGGGAAGTTCATAAGAGAACTGCATAGATTAACGATCTATGTGAATACAACGAATTTCAGCACCAATATTCAAAGCAAATAAATCAGAAGAAATGAAAGTTGATTTTTATAATTGTGGTATTCCCTTATCACAATGCTGTTCATTATGTACACCATATATGATTTCATGGGTAAAAAGATTTTTTCAAAGAGAATTAGAACGACTTTATATGAAATATCCCGTTAGATTAAAGACAGAAGAAATTATTTATGTTAAATTAAAATCTCCTGAATTATATTTTAATGATGAATATATTGAGAAACAAATTAATAGATTTATATCTAGTTATGGTGATAGATTTGAAAAAATTAAATTACCGGTAGATGATCCTAAATATGATAAAAATATTTATTTAAGCTTTATTGGTAGAGAATTTATTAAAGGTGTTCCTGAAACAGAATCACCTTTAGTTCAAAGACCTGCTACGTGGTGTGATATTTTATATCAAGCAGCAGTTGAAATTACTTCTGATAAACATGTATATATAACAAGATACCCTGTTTTAGATTACTTCGGTACCTTTCCTAATAAAATACATGTTTTATCAACACATGAAACTATACCTATGTTTGTTGGTTCTAGGGTATATGAGCACTACCCTAAAATATATATTAAAATGCCTAAAGATAAAGTTTCTGTTGCCTTTGCTGATACAGTAACAATGTCAAACCTGTATTTAACAGGTCTCGGTGGGGATTTGATCAATCATGGTCCCCCTATGTTGGAAACGGCATAGTAAAAAATCCTGTGAACGCCTAACAAGCGGTGTGAGAGTTTAACTCTTGCTAACGGTAGAAGCGGAAATAAGCGGTATTTGACAGCCGACGAATATGCTTCGTAAGAGACCCTAAGGACCTGAAATATGGTTAGCTTGGTAATACCGTGTTTTTATGAATTAATCTTAATTCATAGGAATATAGAGACTAATTGAAAACTTATATAATATAAGTGATTAGAGGTACTAACCAGTTTGCGGGCTGGTTGGGAAGCACAGGACCCTAATCAGATAATACTTTCTATTATCTGTATGGTGATAAGATAGTCCATTCTATATGAAAATATAGGTAAAATATATGATGGTAAACTAAATGCCCATATATGTGGTGACATATATATGAATCTTCTTTAATTGTCGGGGAAGCTCTTAGAGCTTTTAATATATTAAAAGATTGAGTAATCCGCAGCCAAGTCTCTAATATATTAGAGAAAGGTTCAACGACTATCCTTTAGCTTTGAAATAAGCAACAGGAGTAGGGCTCAAGTGAGTGGGTGAAAATCCCTTAAATCGAAATAGGAAGCTCCTTAATGAATAATTCATTAAGGATGAAGATATAGTCTAGTATCTTATCGAAAGATAAGGAAGTTCATAAGAGAACTGTATTGTTTAACGAACAATATGAATATATCGGATCAAGTATCATTAAAGGTATTATTTTCTCAAGAAGCTAATCTTGAGGCAGAAAGAATTATGAAATCAAAAGGTCATATTCTTAATATCTATGGACAAAATATGAGAAAGACAACAAATGAAGGTGCTCATACTTTATTTATGCTAACGAAGTTTAATAAATAAATAATAAAAATATATGTGATTTATTCACATATATTTTTTTCGTATTTTTAACATTAATAGATATATATTATTTTAGTAATATGAATAAAATAATATAAATTATAAGGGGGGTTTTCATAATGAAAATAACATTTGATTATACCATGAAGGAAGCCAATTCTATTAACGGTTTAATAACAGAGGCAAATAATGTTGCTAAACTGTTATCTGAAACAAAAGGCGATGTTATTGTTATACCGTTTGAAAACAGGCTTGCAACATTGAAAGTTGTCAAAGGTGAAAAAGCTGTGCTAGATATTAATGAAGATTTCTTTATTGATTCTTTGTCGTATTTAACACATGTTTATAACCGAATTGTACCACTTGTTTTAGCTTATAAAAATCTTATACAAGATATATTCCCTGTTGCAAAAGATTATGTAAACAAATGGTTTCCAAAGAAAGATAAATAAATTTTTATATATTTTTATTTAATTTTACCTAAAAAAATAAAGGTGTAATAATCCACCTTTATTTTTTGTGTGTTCCTTGCTTAACACTATTATACTAAATTTTTATTTTCATGAACCCGTTTCCTACTATAAAAAGAAATGGGGGTGATTAAAGAATTGATAATACAATTTATATAAATATAAAACATATTTATCATAGATATTGATAATATTTTTAACTCAAATAATTTATATCTTCTATCAGTAAAATAACATATAGAAGGGAGGGATGCCTATATACACATAACGATGTATATGGGATAACCTCTAATTATTTGCGAGTTTAAAAATATTATCTTTATATAACTTTATTTAGAATTCGCCTACAAACTCCCCATAGACACTTGTGTATATAGGCAATCTATGATGGATGGGGACACTATCGGTTTAGAATATGATGAAGAATAATATGCTACCTATTTGTTACAATGAATTTAGATAGTGTGAAAAAATACCTACTATTTTACAATTAAATATGTTCCGATATAAATAGTAGTAATGGTGAATTTATTTTTATAAAATAAAAATAAAGCTCTGTGTAAATAATCCACAGAGCTTTATTTTTTTATTTTTTTTCAATAACATCGGGTATAATTTCTGGTTTTAAATTTTTAATTTCTTTCTGTTCAGACTTAGTACTTTTATTACTTTGTATAGGAACATTTTGAATTACTACTGGTTTTGATTTAGGGATTTCTTCCTTTATATCATTGTCTTTATCAAAATTACGAGCTGTTAATTTAATTTCAGTACCATCTTTAAGTACTTCAACAACATTAACACCTTTACTAATCATAGCAAAGATAGTGGAAGTTTGTTCTGTATAAGGACTTAAGATTGGTCCATACACTCCACCCTTTGCCATAATAGGAGCTGTGCTAAGGATTTTAATATTTTTAGTTTTAATCATTTGTTAAACCCTCCAATTTTATTTAATAATTAGTATCCGGAATAAAATTTTCTTTAATATGCTTTAATTTTTCTTCCATATCCTGTTCTTCATCAAACTCAGGAATTCCGTCAACAAGTTTTTTAATTTCAGTACTTTCATCATCATCTATCAAGCCGGTATCATCCAAGATAGCATCACGAATATCATCATCGCCACTACTTTGGGCTACAGCTTCCATTAAAAACAGTTCTTGATTACTTTTACGAATATTTTTTTTAAGGTTAGATAACAATATAATTACCCCCAATCTTTTTATTAAAATGTTTAAATGAAAATTAGTTATTAGAAACAAATTTATTATAATAATATCGGAGAATAAATAATAACATAGGTATTTTAATATATGAATTAAAAGTATATTCCATATAATCATATTCTTCTAATTTTTCTAAATTTATATTATAAACTGAATCAATATGTTTATTAAAATAATCTACTAATAAATTTTCAATAATAAAATCATCACTAAGTTTAACATCAGTCATTATACTATTTAAAACTTCTTCCTCAATATAATTATCACCACTATTAGTAAATGAAATAGAATTAACATTATCCATATAATAAAGAAATATAGAATTATAATTTTGAATTATTGCATTGATATATTTAATACTTGTAGGTAAATTCTTTTTACCTCTTTCTAATAATCTATAAATTGATTTCTCATATTCAATCACAAATGATAAACTATCATCTTCATTAACCAAACAAATTGTATTAAAATTATATTTTTCATTAAATAAGATATTATTATTAATAAAATGATTTAAATATTTATCATAGAATTTATTACCAAATTCATTATTAAATATAAAGCAATTATATTTTTTATTGAAAAAAAATATTTTATACTTATCAGCTATATATCTATAAATTTCATTTAGTTTAAGTATTTTATAATAATCATCTTCTCGAATTAAACACTTTTCTTGTGTACCAATATTTCTTAATACACAATTATATATTTCATTAATTTGATTTTCTAAATCCGTAACTAATTCTCCATAAGCTGATTTTAAAGTAAAAGAAATTTTATAATAATTATTACTCTTTATAGTATCATATTTAACTTCTGTTACCATAAATAAATAATTTTTATCTAAATATGAAATAGTAAAAAAATCATTTGGTAAAGGTTTAAGTGTATTAGGAAGAATAATAAGTTCACTATCAAAATTAGTTGTTAAACCCTCTTCTTCTTCACTTAATTCCAACATAATAGATTCTAAACCATATACAGGAAAGTCGTTTATCTTTTTAAACTTTAGTGGAGAATTTTCCCCTAATAAATCTTCAATATTTTCAAATCCACTATCAGTAATACTATTAATATTATCAATATTATAATATGTAACAAATGTAGGATTTTTATCTAAAAATCTAGAATATTGAGAATTCATTCTTTCTTCATACTTAAAAATATTTTCATTAATAAAAGTTTTATCATCTATTAAATATCCCAAGATTTACTCAACTCCTCTCATATATTTTAAATTAATATAATGTTAAAAAATATAAAGAAAATGATTTTTTCGTATTTTTATTATATTTATTTATATATTATTTAAATATATTTAATAAAATAATCTTACTAATAAGGGTAAATAAAAATACTTATTAGATAGAAAGGATGAAAAAAATTAATGGAAACTTTAAATGATGTTTTATTACAGAATAGATGTGATTATTATAATGTATGCCTGGAACATGATTGTCCTTGTGCATTAGATAGTAAGGAATTCGATCCCGTATTATATAATAAATTACAAGAAGATTATTATAATGATTTAAAATCTCTTGGTTTTATTAATAGTATTGATAGTAGTATTATAGATGAAGATTATTGTGATGATGAAAATGATGATAGAGAAGAAGATAATTATATTGATTTTTATATAAGTAATAATGAAATAAAGGTAGGTGATTCTGTAGGATTTTATCCATATGATAGTTATGATATGATAGAAGGTAAAGTAATAGGAATAGTTGATAAAATTTTATTTATTGTTTGTTATAATGGGAGATTATATAAGGTTGATGAACTCGATATTCTTAAATAAAAGAATGAGTATATTCTTTTATTTTTTTAGGAACATAGAAAAAAATAAATCAGTATAAAAATTTACTGATTTATTTTTAATAAATATAAAATTTAAATATAAAGTTTTTCTTTATACTCATTTAACATATAAATAGCATTATCCCTCTTATCAGTATAAAGTTCTAACAATTCTTGAGGTGACAATAAATCCCAATTATCTGTGTCAATAATAAATCTACCATTTTTGTGAAGACTTTGCAATTCTTCTGAAGTAAGAATTAATTTTAGTTTCATATGATGAAATAACAGTCCTTCTTTCTCAGCTTTCGCAAATAAAGGTTGGAACATTTTTAAAATTTTTTGTTCCTGAGTCATAAATAAATCACTCCAAATTATTTTTTATAGGATTTTTGAATTCTTATTTTAAATGTTTCAAGCTGATTTTCAATATTCCTTTTCCTGCACTCTAACAACTTAACTTCTTCCATAGGATCCCTCAGTATCCAATTAGGTGGACCCCAAATAAATCGTCCTTCTATATGACATTTTCTTAATTCATCAGGAGTGAACCATGAACCCTCACGTTCCAAATAAAACCATAACCCTTTTTCATCAGCCTCTTTAAACATAGGCTCTAATGATTCTAAAATAGCATTAATATTTATTGAATTAAACATTTTATCACCCCTAAAATTTTATTCTTATTGTATTAATAATATATATTTAATTTTTTAACCTGGTCAATCAAAGATTTTGAAATTTCTTTTTTCTTATGTTACATTATTTTATAACCTCCATTTATAAATCAACCATTATTCGTTTATCAGAAGGATTATCAATTGAATCTCTAACATTACTAATTAATTCTTCAATTTTTATTTTCTTAGATTCCAATCTTTTAATCAATTTTTCAGGATGTTCAAGTCTCCAATTTCTAGATTTAATAAGTTTTCTTTTCATTAAAGACTTAAATTCAGGCACATTATACCAACAACCACTATTCATACCAAGGAACCATAATCCATTTTCTTCGGCATCTTTAATCATTTGATTTAATATTTCTTGATTTTTATCATTTATCATATTAAACACTCCTAAAATTTATTATTCATTACTTTAATAATATATATATATATTTAATTTTTTATATAATTTTCAATTTTATTTATCTCTAATTGTATTATTTCTTTTTTTTCATATAAAGAGTTAAGAATATCGTTATGACCACGTAACTCCCATTTTGTTTTACACATAATATATTCAATATTGTTATAATAATCTATTATTCCATTAGGTGTGAACCAAATTTTTAAAAATTCATCATAAAGTAATAACTTTTCATTCCTAGCTTTATTAATTAAAGATTCCAATGTTTTAAGATAATTAATTATTTCATTTTTACTAGAAATAGAAAAAGATTCATTCCTAGATAAAATATTTGTATAATCAAACAATCCCTCATTAACTAGTTTATCCAAATAATCCGACTGAATAAATTCTATATCTAAAGGTTTAAAATTTAAAAAACTTACATCTACGTTACCGTATTTATAAATACGGTAGTTATATTCCATTTTACAAGCAGCCCTATAAATTTTAATTAGTTTAGTTATATCAATATTCTTTTGACATAATTCAAAATACCAGTCCATTAATAATATTGCTTTATCATTATAAAAAGAATTAAAAAGCATGTATAAAAGACCCCCATTATTTTTTTAATAAACTAATATATTCTTAACTTTATTCCAAATAAATACGAAATGTTCTAAAGCGAACTTATCGGCATATAATTCACTAACATCAAAATTATGTGCTATACGTATAGGGTCATATTTATCAAGTTCTGATAATTTAAACATGATACATAAAGTATTTTTAATTATATTATCAAAATAAAAACTAGTGCTAATATCTTGATTATATTTATATAGTTCATTTAATTGAGCAATGTGACCATACTCATGTAATAAAAGCAAGAGAAAATTTGTTTCTGGGCTTAATTCTAATCCAGTATTATATTTTAAAAAATTACCAAATCTTTCATTAGTTGATTTATAAAATTCAGGATATTGTTTATAAAAGCTTTCACAATCCTCATGTCTAATATTTATTTCAGCAATAAATCTTTTTTTGTTTTTGTCCGAATAATTTTCATTAAATTCAACAAAAGCAAATTGATCTAAAAGGTCTTCTGGTACTGACTTATATTCCGATTCAATTAATTTAATCTTAACCTTACCATGTTTAAATTTAAATTCCTTTTTACAAAATTGAATACAATTTTCATAGAATGACATATGCTATAACCACCTTTTAATATTTTTTAATATAAAAATAACACCCTGGATACTCAACATAATGTATTTCAGTACCTGGTGTGGAGTCGTTATTAAGTGTATAACTAACACCATAATTACTACAACTTAATATATTTACAGCTATATATTCATCTTTTTACTAAATTTTTCATTATAAAATATTTCTTTACGACCCAATACTGCTTCAACTAAATCCATAAATCTAGTTAATGGTGTATAATTTGGTTTCATTTAAAGTCACCCCAATTTAAAACTATATTTTTTATCACCTTAATAATATTATCAATTTTATTTTTTATTAAACCTTGTAACACTTCAAGTGTTGTTCGCACATCCCATTCATTGATATTAATTCTAGAACTTTGGTATAATATTTTAAATTCACTAGGACTAAGCCATTCATAACTTACAGTGTTATAAAATAAAAAACCTCCTGTCTTTTCCATATCTTCAACTAATTTATTTAAAGAATCTATTATTTCATAATTGAATATATGAGATTTATCAAAACCCTTGGATTTCATTTAAATTTAACCTCCTTTTTAATTAAATTAATCTCATTCTTTTTTACACCATAATCTTTTCCTAAGCTATTATAATACAAATTTATCTTATTGACAAAAGGATTTAATTCTTCGAATAGGTTTTTATAAAACCATGGTTTTTTATCTTTATCTGAAAATATATTAATAACGACATTTCCTATTACACCTGATTGAATATAAAATTTTAATACATTAATAAACCCACACCCACATACTGCTGTATATATTTTATTACTTTTTTCTTTATCAAATACATTATAATATAAACCTAAAACATCAAATACACCTTCAGCTATATTCACAGTAATAGTTTTAGGTGAGAGTAAATCAATAGTATTAGGAATCGAATAAAACTTTCTAGTATTATCTAGATTTTTATATATGCTGTATTTAAAGTACCTTTTATATTTTCCACTGGTATCTCTAAATACAATGTGTTCATTCTTAGCTGATAAGAATCCTACATATTTATTATGTAATAAACTGGCTTGTTCTTTATTAGTTGTTATGGTTTTAATATTATTATGTCTAAGAAATTCTCCAAAATTGAATACTACTTTTAATTTAATAAATTCCTCTTCAGTAATATTTATACCAAGTCTATTCTCAATATATTCTTTCTTCTCTTTCACTAATTCTTTTAATACTGATAGTGGTATTTTAAAATCAAAAATATTATTTTTTATACCCAATGTCTTATTAATTTTTCCTATAGTTTCTTTATTATAAGATAATAATTTACTATTAATCTGTAAATCATTAATCCTAAATGTTCTCAATATAGATGGAGTCATAACACCTGATATATCACATAAGAAACAATGGAAAATAATGGGTGTATTTGTGTTCAATTCAATTTTTATAAAGAAGTGAGCACTTGTGCTATTCTTTATACTATCACCACAAAAAGGACAACGAATCACTATTTGTGATTCGTTGACACTTTTCGAAGAATGCACACTAAGTAATTTATTTCTTAGTGTGCATTTAAAAGAATAATTATCCATATAAAAAACCTCTTATAGTTGATTTAAGAAACTTAAGAATTCATCAGACACAACATCTTGGTTGATTTCAAGTTTTTCACCAAGTTTATCTAGATGATCATAATCAACAATAGTAAATGTTGAATTTAAAATAGTTGATAATAAATTTAAAATCAAATTAGATTTCTTTATTTCTTCAAGAGTTGAATATTTGTCTTGTATCAATGATTGATACAATGGTGTTTCTTCTAATTTATTTAAAAATTTTGTGTTTTGAATAGTACGAGTATTTAAACGACCCTCAATATTTCCACTTATAATTTGCGGAAGATACAAACCACCCTGAATTTGTAATCTTCTCTTCAGCAATATAACAAGAATTATATATTGCTTTCTTGTTAACAAATTTAAATCTCTATATCCACCAAAATATTTGGCATAGAAATAATGAACCAATTGTTTTTGAAATTTATTTTTCTTATGAAATTTCTTATAGAAAGTAATTTCATCTTTAGTAATCTTAACACCAATTTTTTTCTTAATTTTTTTAATTGTGCTTTTGATATTTACTTCAGATAATATTATCAATGATTCATCTATTTTATTAGAGTTCATTTCAAACTTATCTAAACCACTTAAACCATCTTCACCACTTTTATCCGCACTTAATTCAACGAGATTAACTTTATAGTTTTTCTTAATAACAAAATAAAGTTGTTTCTCTAATATAAAAGAATTAAAATTAACAATGTTTTTATTAAAAACATATTTAAACATAGTTTCAGTTATGATATTCTTTTTCAATAAACTGTTAAGATAAATTAATGGATCAACACCAAATATTTCTTGTTGTTCCCACATTGGTTTATTGGAGGATAAATTCTTATTTATTTTAGCTGATACTGTCACCATTAATTTATTATAAATATTAATACCGTTACCATACAATTCAAATAAACCTTTATAAAAAGTATAAATGTAATCAACATCTTTCTTAATGTTATTCACATTAATATATTGAAATACTACTGGAATCATTATTTTAATAGACATCGAAATCATCATCATTATCTTGGCATGTTCATTCGTTATCTCTAATGACTCACTATACTTCTTTTTATCATTACTAGTCAAATCAATATAATAATTATCTTCAACCATTTTGATAATCTTTTCTTTCATACTATCAGTAAATAATATACCATATAAAAGTTTAATAAAAGTTTTAGGTTTTTTAACAGGTTTAGTTTTATCATCAATAAAATATTTGAGTTTAAAGTATGACATTAATAATTCATTATTAGTATCATAAAATTTAATAAAATAATTCAAATAATGAATTATACCTTTTTCATTCTTAATTATACCATTTTCATTTTTTTTATTGGTATTATTAAGTTGATTAACATATGATTCTTTCTTAATAATAAAAACATTCAATGTACTGGCACTATCTTTTTTAAATATTTTATCAAATGGGATTATTATTAATTTCCCATCACACTTGATGATATTATCTTCTTCTTCGGGCTCCCATTCATCTACTCTTATTAAGTCGGTAACACAATCCATTATTAATATCCCACCCCCTAAAAAATACTCTCCGCTTCTGATATGTATTCTCTATTTCTATATTAATATAATATATAATTCATTTTATCTTATAATATATAGTTTAGGATGGGATATCTATATTTTAGATTTTGTTACATTGGATTTCTTAGCCTTAATTTTACTTATAGGTTTAATTTTATTAATAGCTGATTTTTTTACTCCTGATATTTTATCAATAACATTTTTAATCTTACTTTCATTTTTTTTCTTTTCTATAGTTTCTTTCTTACGTTTAATTTCATTATTAGCATTCTTTATCTCAATCTTGATTTGATTAATATCACGAATAGACTTATTCAAATCACCTTTATTTAATTTTTTAGAATGAGAATTAAGATAAGATTTTGATAAATATTTATTTCTATTTATTAATATATGAAAACCAATAAAATATATTGATTTTTCAAAACTTATAATTTCTCCTGGATTTCTTATTACAGGATTATTTTTAATAACATCATTACCAAATTTATTACTAAGAAAATCAATTAATAAATCAAACTGATTAAAAGCATATGCAAAAGTAAAAGTAAAACTTGGTGAATTTGAAAAGAATCTAACAAAATAATGGTCTATTGTTACCTCTCTTTTAAAATCTTCATCTTCCATAGTAAATGATACTACTACATCATATGAGTTATTTCTTTCAGATTCACTATGTAAAATAAAATGAAGAAGATAATCGTCTTTATCTCTATAAATAGTTGGTTCATTAATTTTTTTATTCTTTATTAATGAATAGTATCTTCTATTAAGGTCATCCTTAATAAGTTGTCTATTCGGAATTGCATTACTACCTTTACCCATGGGATTGTCGATAAAATCTTTTAATGTCTGTAGTATGAACAAAAGATAATACCCCCTAAGTTAGTAATTTATAAAATCTTATCTAGGAATGGTTGCTATTAACAACCATTCCTTTAATACTTATATTTCTAATGTTCCCTGTTAGTAATCATAATAGATATATATTGGTTACTGGATAGCAATAAAGATATTATAGATGTTGCAGCTTTTAAAATTTCAACATCCGTTTGACAAGAATTAATAATATCTTTAGATAAACACTCATTAACCAAATCCCAACAAATCTTTCCACTAATACATGACTCAATTAATAAGTCAATTGAAAAATTAGCTTTACCCTTAAATTTATTATCCATCACTTTACTGAATACTTCAACAAAAGCTTTTCTTAATAATTTTAAAAACCTTTTTTCAGTATCATTAAAATCAGTACACTCATTTAATAATTCATCTATTACAATCGGTATAATTAAATTACCACCAATATTATATCCATATTTAAATGCTGATTCACATGCTTTTACAGCATCTTCAACCAAATCATAATTAGCAGTTTTTTCTAATGAAGAGTTACCACCAACATTTATTACTCCCATTTTACAAGAAAGTTTAGATACTCTTTGTTTTAAGTCATAAATTTGACTATTAACAATATTTAAATTTTGATTAGTTTCTTCAACTTCTTTAAGTTTAGCAAGAGCATCATTTAAATATATATCATATGTGGTTTGTTTTAAAGAATTAAAACCTTTAATAACAGTTGCTTTACTTCCAATTGAAATTTTATCAACTTGCCCAATAAAATATTTGAAATAATCATCTTCTTTATTTTCTAAATCAAATAAAGTATTTTCACCAATTAACATACCACCAGTCAACATACAAAAATCATTATAAAATAATTGTTGTAAATTATTAAATAATCCAACCCTTGTATAAACAGTTCTACTAGTTCCAGTTGATCTAAATTCTATATTTGCTGTTTGAGAAATAAATTTTAATAACATTTGGTCATAATGTGGAGCTATTACAACAACCCTTCTATCAGTTTTAATACCTAAATCAATTACTTTAGATATAATTTTATCAAAATGTGTTTTTTCAAGTTTATGATCAAACATAACGATTAAGGGATTTTCAATTTCACATATTCCATTTTCATTTTCAGCATATATACTATCTAAATAAGTTATATTAGCTTTATAACCTTCAATAATCTCACATGAAGTTATATTTGTTTTTGAAGGAGAAAATTCAATACTTGGATTTTTTGTTTCTTTATATATTGTATGGATTATATCTGACAGGGTATTATCACCATTAGTTGAAATCATTGCCAATTGATAGATCTCTTGATAATCATTATCCTTGGTAATTTTAACCGAAGATTGTAATATTTTATCTGTAATCATTTTAACACAAACAGATAAAATGTTAATAAAATCCCTAGGTCTTATTTTTTTTAATTCTGTATCTGAATCTAAAAGATTCAATATTGAATTGGCAGCAACTATTGATGATGAACTACCATCACCAACTTTAATTACAACTTGTGATGCTATATTGATTAATAATTGTTTAATATTATTATCAATATTATTATCAGAATTGATATTTTTTAATATTTGCCAACCATCTTTAGTAATATGCATTTCTCCGAATTTCTCGATTATTGTATTAGACCCATATGGTCCTAAACTTTTTTGTACAGCAGATGAAACTTTATCAAAAATCATATGAATACGTTGTTTAAAATCATCTTCACTAATAATATTCCAATTATTTGTTTCCTCAAAAGTAACCATAACTTTTCCTACCTCCATTTTTATTCTTTTAGTCTTTAGAAATATGTTGTTTGTGTAGTTGTTTTTAATATTTTAGGGTCTATTTAAAATTATAAGGTGAAAATGTTGCAAATTTAAATATTTTTTCCATTATAGAATCCTCTACATTAAATCTAGGTATAAGTATATTCTTTTCATCTAAAGTAAAATTATAACCGTAGTTCGCTACAATTATATTAGTATATTCAGATTTATTTAATTCTAATATAATACCTACATCTAAAATATTTCTAAGGATATAAGTAGTAACTCCTGATAATTTACTGATAACATTAAATAAATTTCCAGTAATATAATTAATTTTTTCCATATCCTTAAATTGAGTTTGTATATCTATATGAACTCTTTTATCATATTTATCTGTATGAATATAAATTTTTTCAGTAAACTTTTGTTTTAACATTACATGAATACTAGAACTTATTATCAAAGGTTCAGACAATATATACATATCATCATATTTATAAAATATATCATTTAACGATTTTTTATAATCAAATTCTTTTTTAGATAGTTGATGAAATATATTTACTTTTCTACGCTGAATACAAAATTTAAGTAAATCAATCATATTTAATTTATCTATTAATGAAAAGTTAATAAAATTATCATACACATTTCTATATGTAGTTCTCATTTGATGTAAAATAAAAGGATAAGGGTTTTTAATAACTTCATCATAACAAATAAAAATTATTTCTGGTCTTTTAACAAACTCGGTACTCATTTTAATCATCCTTTTTATCTTAAAATATAAAAAAAGAATATAATGAAAAAATCATTATATTCTTTTAATAATTTTACATAAATTGATCAATACTTTCTAAGTTTTCTATATTACTAATGTCATTAGTTTCATTATTTGGTGGTGTAGAATTACTGTTAGAAAAGACATTGCTTTGTTTTCCATAAGTGCGTCCTTCAATCCCATGTTTCTTTCCAATACCTTCAAGATATTTCATAGAAGCATCTCTATATCCTTTATCTGCATACCTAATGGAATGTGCAGCTCCATTTGATATAGAGTCTCTACTACTTTTTAACAATTTCATAAAAGTAAGTAATTCAGAATGAAGACCAGAAGTAATCTCAAAGGTTCCTTCCTCTTCATTATAATCATCAACCCTATAAGACCTGTTAAATTCATAACAGATACTCATCTCAGGTTTTTTTGTTTCTTCATTTAGATTTTTATATATACCAACATATGGTCTATTACTACCAATTTTGTTATTTCCTGTTGCAATAACAAATAAAGAACTTGCACCAACAGGAACACCAATAGATTTAATTTTATTGTCTTTAAGGGCAGGAAGAAGTATTTCTACAAAATCATTAATAAGAATTGTTACTTTTTCAGCTGTAAGTGCTGTTGAAACAGTTGTTTCATAATCAAATACTTTAGACTCAGTCTGTTTATTTTTATCTAAAGCTGGATTTATTTTAATAGAAATGAATTCATTCCAGAATCCAAATGACAAAGCAGATGGATCAAATCCCTCTTTATTTCTAAATTGAATACTTCTAGTATTAACATTAACAACATTTTTTGAATTATTTTGGGAATTGTTAGTAAACATGTTTTAACCTCCAATAATTTTATTTATAATAAAGTTCATTATGTTTTTAATTATTAATTTATGATAAAATGTTTAAGCCAGTTACTTTCTTTAGGGTTTCTTAATAAATTATTAATAATTGAATATATTGTATATTTCCTACCATTTTTATTAACTCTTTCAAAAGTAAAAATATCTTCATTAGAAAAATCCGGAGTTTTACCAAAAAATCTATATATTTCTTTTAAAAATCTTTTTGCTTTCTTTTTTAATAATAAAAATTCTTTACGTGAACAACTAGAACCTAATGTACTTTTTTTTCTATTACCCTGTAAAACAATAGTTTTAGCCAATTTATATATAAATTGGCTCAGTCTTTTTTTCATATTATTAAAAACATCAACTAAACCATTTGAAAATTTTATTAATACTTCTTTGAGACTATTAGTAACCTCATTTAATACTTTTGAATCAATATTTAATTTCATATTATTATCCTCCTATATACGAAGTATATTACTATAGTATTCATCTTCAGTTGTTTTAATAGTTGCAATACCCAAACTATCTAATACCCCATGGAACGTAGATAAGTTATTATTAATAATAGTATTATAATCAATAAACGGTATAATCCAATTTGGTATTTTAGGTACATTTCTAGGTAAACCTATAACTTTAACTCCTTTCTCTTTTATTTTCTTATCACTATTATTATATATATTTTCAATAATTCTTTCATATATTTCAGGTTCAGATTGTTTTATTCTTTCAATAGAATCTTCATCCATATTAACTTTAATGATGTCAATATGTTCAGGTAATTCTATTGCATTATCAGGATAGGTATAATTCCATGCTATTACAGCTCGAACACCCATTTCTCTTAATGGATCTTTGTATGCTCCTAATTCTTTTACTAATTTAGGAATTAAGAAATCTTTTTGTCCTGATTCTAATGATACTCTAATCATATTTTCTAATTTTTCTAATTCTTTTAAAATATTTGAAATATTAATTTCTTCCGTTGATAATAATTGTTCTTTAATAAGATTTTTAAAGAATTTTTCTGTTGCTTCTTTAGTTGATGATTTAACAAAATCTAAACCCTTAATATCAACTTTTTCAGGATATATCTCATCACCTTCTCTTAATCTAACACTACTTATATACCTTTTCTTTTTTTGTGTTAGAATAATTCTAGAGAATAAAAATTCATTTTTCATATTTATTTTATGTCTATATCTTTTAGGTATATTGGCATCTTTTGTATACTTCTTTAAAACGTTAGTAATCATATTAGTTATTATATAAGCTAATATATTAATAGATATAAATTTTAATTCAGTTTTATCCCTATTTATTAACTTATCATTAACATTAATAATATCATGTCTAATAAATTTAACCCATTTATCAATAGTCATTATTGTAGAGTCTGTATCTGAACCAACTACAGTTTTTCTTTCATCATATTTCAATCGTTTTATTCTATTATATGGAGAAAAATTAAAGAAAACAAACTCTTTATATAATTTCCATAGTAATTCTAAATCATCTTTTACATTTTTAGGTATTTCATTGGGATTTTTAAATGTATCAATACTTTCTATAATATAAGATAACATATTTCTTATTTTTCTTAATTTTGAAAATTTAAGTAAGTTATTCTTATAATAAATTCTATTAATATCTTTTTGACTTAAAGTTGATAAATAATTTAAAATAAAATAATTGTATTCTTCTTTATAGTTAAAGAATTTTTTCTTTAAATATTTCATTAATTGTTTTAAACTAATATTTTCTAAAAAGTTATCATTAAAATTTCTTTTTTCTTTAATAACATTAGATAAGAAAAACATACATTCTTCTAAATTATTAAATGGAGCGTTATTTTCTAAAAAAGTTTCAAAACCCATCTCAGCTGTACTAATTAAAGATTGGCCGGAACTTGTGATCGCACTTGCAATATATAGATTATAAAAATTTGATGTAGAGGTTCCACTTGCTCCATAAAACGAATTTGCTGCCGTTTTCTCATTTCCTTGTAATCTATCAAAAGTACCATATTCATAATCATCTTTTTTATACTTTTTTAATTGATTTTTATATTCTTTCCTTAAAGACATAAAGTTTTCTAACATAACAGCCGCTGGATTTAATGACTCATCCTGATTTTTAAAAAATACACCAAAACCAGAAACTATAGGTTTAGTTTTTTTAACCCAATCATAAACTGATATTAAATCAACATTAATAGATTTATGAATATAGTTATTATGAAGAATAGCTTTAGGATTGATTATATTTTTATCTATTATTTTATCTAAAACTTTCGATATTTGTTTATCTGTTAATTCAGGATACATTCGTTTAAATATTTCTATATTATTATCTTTCCAATCTTTTATAAATAAACTTTTATCTATTTTAGATATATTAATAACCTCCTTATCATAAATTTTAATAAAGAATTAATATTTTGTTATTTGAATTCTTATTTTTTATTTTAATTGAAAAATTGCCTATAGAACAATTAATTAAAAAATTGACATTGAAAGGTTGTGTTGTTTGTGTTATTTAATAAAAATGGAAAATCTGATAGTTTTAATGAAGATTTAACTTCAGATTCGTTGTCTTTAATTGTTGAAAATATGTTAAAAGAAGAATTGAGTAAAGAAGAATTAGAGGCTTTTTTAGAAGATTCATCTGAAGTTAATTCAGCTATGCGGGATGATATATTACTTGAAAGAACTATTGTTAGAATGGATAAGTATGCGAAATTAAATAGAAATCAAAAAATAGCAGTATTCACTATTGCTAAAGAAAGAAAAGATCCTAAATTCAAAAAACTATTAACTATTTGGAGAATTGAAAGATTCTTAGAAGCTGAACTTATGAAGAAATATGGTAATGAAGGTATGCGTCGGGCTAAAGCTGGTTTAAATAAAGCCAGAACCTCAACCTCTAAAGTCGTTAAAAATATTGCTACTAAAGTTCATACACAATTTAATAGTGGGCTTAAATAATTAAAATAATACTAGATGAATATTCATCTAGTATTATTTTTTTATGTTCCGTTGATAAAAATATATATTATTAATAGAGAAAAAACAAATAAATAATTTATACTAAAGAAAGGTGTGACTGTATTTGGAAAATAACATAAAAGAAATTATTGATTTATTAAGTAAAAGGGTATTTATTATTTCTGATATTATGGAAAGTAGGGAAACATTCAATGAGAATCTTGAAAACATTTATGACTATTTAAAACAAGGTTTCGAAATTAAAGAATTAAGAACTTGTCCAACCTATTTTAGATTTAAAGAAACAACTGAAATTCATGCTTTACAATTAAGACATTTCCTTACCAATTTAATGTTTTGGGAACCATTGATGAGACTTGATGTTTCAGATAAATTAGATGAAACTTATATAATTGATTGTACTAAAATGTCAACTAAGTTAATTAAGAATTATATAGATAATAAAATTGTTATACCATATAAAAGGATAGTTAATAATAAGAAAATGAATAAAGTTATTCATGATATGATTTATAATTTATCAAGAATATCAACAGATTTCAATATTATACTTGGTATGAGTATTAATATTGAAACCTTTATTGATGTTGCTAAAAGAAATCCAAGATTTAATGAAATTATTAGAACACAGTTGGATGAAAATATGCAACCAACTGAGATTGAAGAATATCTAGATAAATTAATGCATGAACAAATAGAGATACTAAAAAATGATGAAAAAGATAATTTATTAAAACCAATACTTAAAGCAGGTGCAGGTATAAAAAGTAAACAATTAGCAGAGTTCTCAATTTCAGGCGGGTTAAAACCGAATCTCAGTGGTACTACAATACCTATCCCAATTAATACTAATTATGTAGTCGGTGGACTAAGAAATATATCTAATTATTATATAGATTCCCTAAATTACATTGGGGCTTAGTATAGTAATATACTTCGAACAACTTCTTTAATTGTCGGGGAAGCTCTAAGAGCCTAAAACTACCAAGCTATAATAGTGATATTATGGTGGCTTAATCTAATCAATTAAGATACGGTAACAAGGTTTTAGGATTGAGTAATCCGCAGCTAAGATTCTTTACCTTAATAAAAAAATTAGAATAAAAAATATTGGGTTGAAATTGGAGGTGAAGTAATGAATGATAAATATTATGCTCGAAAAATGTTAATAATAATTAGACTTAAACCTACAATTTATAGAACTATTTATATTAATAATAATCCTACTAGGTATGAAGTTAGTAATTACGGTGATATTAGAAATAGTAAAACTAATTTGATTATGAGACCTACTACTGATAATAAAGGATATATGAGGATTTGTTTAACTATTAATGGTAAAAAGATTACAAAAAAAATTCATAGATTAGTAGCAGAATGTTTTATTCATAAAAAATATAGTTTTCAAAATCAAGTTAATCATAAAAATAGGATTAGAAATGATAATTATGTATGTAATTTAGAATGGGTTACAGCTAAACAAAATCAGGAACATTCATATTTAGTTGGAGGACCAAGAAAAGTTAAAAAAGGTGAAAAGATGTTTAACGCTAAACACTATGAAATAGATATAATAAAAGTATGTGAACTTTTAGAAAGAAAATTTAAATCAAAAGTAATTAATGAAATAACTGGTGTAAATAAACATGTTATAAATAAAATAAAAGAAGGTAAACTCTGGAAACATATTTCAAAAGACTTTAATATACCTAGTCCTCGACAAAAAGAAATATATAGCTATAAATTAAAAGAAAGAATAAAAGAATTACTAATATTAAAACATACTTCAACCCAAATAATTAATATTTTAGATTTAGAATATAGTCAACCATATTATTCTTTAATCTTCAATATTAAGAATAAAATGAAAAAAGGTAAAGAATAAAGTTCAACGACTATCCTTTAGCTTTGAAATAAGCATTAGGAGTAGGGCTCAAGTGAGTGGGTGAAAATCCCTTAAATCGAAATAGGAAGCATCTTTAATAATAAAGATGATGATATAGTCTGGTATCCTAAGGAAAGCTTAGGGAAGTTCATAGGAGAACTGTATAGACTAACAATCTATATGAACTTTACGAGGTGGAAGAAAATCTTTAATTATGAGTAAACTTGAGATGGGGAATTCTGGACATTTCGCAAGAATGGTCATGTTACTTGTTTCAAGTATTAATTTATCAAAAACTGTTGATTCATGTAATAGTGTACATCCAATAAAAATTGAACTATCTTCTAAAGAACATTTGATAAGAATGAGAGGTAGATATTACAGGACTATGTATTCTAGGAATTATCAATTGTTACGAGGAGATGAATATAATTTAATTAATGAAACTATTTTTGTTAAATCGCCTGCTACATGTGCATGTAAAGATGGTATATGTAAAATGTGTTATGGTGATTTATCTTATATAAATAAAGATATTACTATAGGTGCATTTGCTGGTACAAAAATTACTGAACCCGTATCACAAAATATTCTATCATCTAAACACTTATTAACAACTAAATCACAAAAAATAGAATTCAATGAAGAATTCTATAAGTTTTTTAATATAAGTGGTAATGAAATCATTATTAATTCAAATGAAGATAATGATGATTTAGATTTAGATGATTATACCTTACTTATAATTAAAAGTAATATTAAAACAATAGCAGATTATGATGATAATGATATGGAATTTAATGAATATGTAAATCTATTCCATGTATATAATAAGAAAACTGATGAAATGATAGAAATAAAAGAAACTGAAGAAAAAGATTTATATATATCTCCTGAATTAAGAAAATTATTTAAGAAAAAAAGTAAGAAAGAAGTTTATGAGATTGATTTTAAAACTCTTGATGATGATAATAGAATATTCGTTATAGAAGTACTTAATAATGAATTAACTAGACCTCTGTATGATATTATAAGGTTAATTGATAGAGTTGATTATAGAATCATACATTGGAACTGTGTAACAATTGATCAAATGTGTCAAAAGATGTTAGACTTAATAATAGAGTCTGAAATTAATTCAGATTCAGTTCATGGTGAATTAATACTAACACCATTACTAAGAGATAAAGACAATATATTAGAAAGACCTAAATTCAACAGATATTTTAATAATGATGATGGATATCAAATATTAACAGTTAAAGCTGCTTTAGAGAAACATCCATCAGTATTAGTTGGCTTATCATTCCAAGCACTTGATAGACAATTAACAAACCCATTAACATTTAGAAAGAAAGAAAGTTCATTTATTGATCCTTTCTTTAAAGAAAGACCATAAAAAATAAAAGGAGTTGTTTTGTAATGGAAAACCTTAAGATAAAATTAAAATATAAAATAGGAGAACCTGATAATAATTTATTAATTAGTAAAGAAATTTGGAATAAATCTTTAGATAAACTTAAAGAATTAATAGAAAGAAATTCCTTATTAGTTACTTTAGGTAAAGAAGAACCATTATTTACGGATTTTTTCAAAGCTATTGGTAGAATAAAAGAGATAAATGATGAATATGCTATTATTGAATTAATTAAAGATGTCAATAGTACTAAAAATACTATTGACATTATCGGAATTGATAATTTGAGATTGAATTTTAATGCTTGGTGTAAATATGATAAAATAGATAATTTAAAGGTTGTTACTAGACTTACCTTAGGAACTTTTTATATAGATTATTGTTCAACACCAAGTCATACTAAAAATAAAAGAGGAGCTGTATAATATGAAAAAACCACATCTTTCTGTACAATATAAAAAAGAGTTAGAGTTAGGTTGTGTTTTACCAAATCAATTTGATATTATATCAAAAGTTGGTAATTATGATGATGTAAAAGTTATTAATACTATTAAATTTCAGGAAGGTTCTGTTTTACCAAATCAATTTGATATTATATCAAAAGTTGGTAATTATGATGATGTAAAAGTTATTAATACTATTAAATTTCAGGAAGGTTCTGTTGAAGAATTTGGAATTAATGGTATTACTGAAGAGAGTTTATTATCAGTATTACTAATAAGATTTGAAGAGCTTCTTCAAAAGAGTCCTCTTTCTTGTGAAAAATATAAACTATCATTAGAATTAGTAAATACACTATTACAATTATTAACAAAAACCGATGAAAATTATCTAATTCAAAATAACATAAGTAAAACAACTCTAAATCTTTTACTTGAAAAAAGAAAAGAAATTAAAGAAGAAATATTAACTAGAAAAATAACTCCAAAGCAGAGATTCATTAATCTTATTGATGAAGCTATTAAAAGGAATATTAATCGTATTATGATTATTATACAGCAAATAGATAATTATGATTGTGAGCCAATTCATAATTATTATGGAAGTATGAATAATAATTGTTTTTCTGATAAATTAAGATATAAGCTGATTGGTATTGAGACAGATGGGTTTAATACTTTAAAAAATGATATTATAGAAAATTTTGACGATGAATTAGTTCATAAAATATTTAGTAAAACACTAATCTCTAGATTTTGTTATAGTAATTATATTGATAATGAATTCAATGAAAACATTTGTAAGTTATTAAATTTTAGACCATATAAACTCTATAATTCACCTAAAAAATGTTTATTAGATTATATTAAATACTCTGTTAGTATTCTTAGGAAATATATTGGTTATATTATAGAGGATTATAAAAAAGAAGTACGTCTTATAATGATTGATAATTTTTATGTACAAGACATAGAATTTATAAAAAGTCGTTTTAATGATGAATTAAATAATAAAAAAGAAACTCATTCTATTATTGGATTTTATTCAAGTGATGATATTGATGAATTTAATAATATGATAGAAATAATGAAAAAAAGTAGATTTTATTAAAATAATTATGTATTAATAAATCATAGTTTTAGTAGTATATAATTTATACTATAAACTATGATTTATTTTTTATAAAGAATTTAAATATATATTATATTGGTATAAGTTTTTATTATATATAATAAAATATTTAAATTTTAGGGGGTATAAAAATGGTAGGTAGAGGAACTGTGGGAGCTTTAAATAATTTAGTAAATGAATTTTGTGAAGTGTCTGAAGACAAGTATAAAATAGTTAAGTTAAAAGAAAATATTAAATTCACTAGCAATTTTAAAGGAACAATTGAAGATTTAAAAAATGGTTTATTATATTTATTTGAAAAAAGCCATTCTGGTGATTGTCTTTGTCTATTGAATGATAGTCATTTAGTACTTGTTGATAGAAGAGATGTTTTAGATATAGTTTGTTAGATATATAATTTTATTGGGAGATGGAGGATGTAACTAAATGAATGAGTTAAAAAAATTAGAATTACCAATTCATAATTATAGGGATGAAATTTTATCAGCTGTTAAAGAAAATCCTGTTGTGATTATTACAGCTGAAACGGGTGCAGGTAAATCAACTCAAGTACCCCAATTCCTTATGGAAGAGGGATATAGGGTAGTTGTAACACAACCTAGAAGAATTAGTTGTACAACTTTAGCTTCAAGGGTAAGTGATGAGATTGGTTGTGAACTTGGAACTATAGTTGGATATCGTACAGCATATGATAGAAAATGTAATGATGATACTGAAATATTATTTTGTACGGATGGTCTTCAACTTGTTCGTGAAATAAATAATAATGGCTTAACAGATGTTCTTATAATAGATGAAGTCCATGAATGGAATATTAATATTGAAACTTTAGTAGCATGGACTCATAAACAAATAGAAGAAGGATGGTCTATAAAAGTTATTTTAATGAGTGCTACACTTGAATCTAATGAATTGGCATTATTTTATGGTGAAGATACACCTATTATAAAAGTACCTGGGAGACTTTTTAATGTAACAAGTCAAGAAGATTCACACTATAGATTAATTTATAATATTGAAAACCTTGTTAAAGAAGGTCGTAATGTTCTCGTATTCTTACCAGGTAAAAAAGAAATCGAAGAAACTTGTGATGAGTTAAAATATTCTCAAGCAATAGTTTTACCCCTTCATGCTGAACTTGATTTAACTGAACAAGAAAAATGTTTTTTAACTTATGAACAACCTAAAGTTGTAGTTGCTACGAATGTTGCTCAGACTTCTATAACAATTCCAGATATTGATGCAGTTGTTGATTCTGGAGTAGAAAGAAGGGTTGAGCTCGTCGATAATATAGAAGGTTTATATTTAAAAGATATTAGTCAAGCGGACTGTTTACAACGTAAAGGTAGAGCTGGAAGAGTAAAAGAAGGTATTTATATACTTTGCTCGGATGTATCATTTAAAGAACGTCCAGTTTTCTCTATATCTGAGATAAATAGATCTAGATTAGATCAATTATTTTTACGCCTTGCTGTTGTAGGCATTGATGCAACAAAACTAGAATTTTTCCATCAACCAAATATAGAAGATCTACTTGAAGCTAAAAGAACTCTCCATGTTTTAGGTGCCATGTTAGATGATAAAGTAACCACTATCGGTAGACTCATGGGAAAATTACCAGTATCAGTTCATATAGCTAGAATGATTGTTGAAGCCGATAAACTTGGAGTTGTTGATGATGTAATAACAATTGCATCTATATTGGAAACATACACTGGAACTCTTCGTGATAGAAATGGTAGATGGTTATCTTTTACATCAGAACGTAAAAGTGATTTATTAGTAGAACTCGATCTATGGAATTTAGCACAAGGTAAATTAGCAAAAGACCTTCATGAATTCGGTATATTTAAAAAATCTTATTATAAAGCAAGAGAAATTCGTAATAAACTATATAAATCACTAAATGGATTAGTACAATTTGGCTCTAACGGTAAACGTGAATCTATTATGCAATCATGTGTTGCTGGTATGATAGATCATGTATATTTTAATAGTTTCATCGGATACCAAAATAGTAAAGATACCATTGGGCGTAATATATCGAAAGATAGTGTTACTAATATTTATGGTGGGAGTAAATTAATTGTAGGTCTACCAAAAGATATTCAATTTATTGGAAGATGGGGTAATAAATGTATTATAAATTTAGTTTCAATGTGTACGGAGATTGATGCAGAGCAATTAATTAAAGTAGCCCCACAGTTTATCCAAATTAAAGAGGGTATCAATCCTTTTTATAGTGTTGAACAAGATTCATGTTATTCAACAAAAAGAATTTTGTTTAATGATCAATTAATTAAAGAAGAAATTGTTAAAAGTCCAGAACATGAAAAAGCAAGTGAACTTTTTATAAATTGGCTCGCTTGTAACATGGTTATATAAAAATAAAGGAGTGTGATAATAATATGAATTTATCCTCTATAATAGTATACAATCAACAAATACAACTGAATGCCCGAAAATTTAATATTCAGGCAGGTGAAGACATTTTTCCAATAATGTCTAAATCTCAATGGAAAGAACACTTAACTAATCTATTAAATGGTGCAAGAAATTTATCAGAAATTATAGATTTAAGTATTCTTCAGATTCCTCAATTAGATTCAGAATTAATTGAGATAATAAAAGAATTTAATCCTGATTTTATTACAGTTGACAATAATATTCTACATATAGAATATGGTAAAGAAGATGATAAATACTATTGTCGAACTAATGTTGACGAAAATTTTGCACGTAATACTATATTAGATAATATAGTATTACCTGGAGGTCGTATTGTTGAAATTTATTGTAATAATATTTCAGCCAATAATTTTATAAATTTAGTAGAAAAAATCGAGGGTGAACGAATAAAAAGACGTTTATCTCAGATTTCAACTAAATATGAAAAATGGACATCTAAATTAGACAATGTGTTGGAATGGATACCAGAAATTGGTTCCAAAGTTGAAATTACACGTAAGGATAATGGAAAGGGTGAACCAATCAACGGTTTTATAACATTGAAAATGGAACACAATGGGTGGACAAAATTTATTACAGAAGATGATAGATATAAAGTGATTGTTGATACCCAAAGTATTATTGAACAAATAATGAAATTATTTGTTGACGAGATTTTTACAATAAATAGAGAAGACCCATGGTACAAAAATGAAGGAAGCTTTTTTTCAAATTGGCGATTAACTGAATTGGGTCAACGATTGCTAGATAAATTTAATGAACTTGCTAATGTTGACTATATTGAAAACTTATCTATTAATAATATAATAGATAGGATTAATAATATTAAAGGTCTTATATCATCTACTAAAAATGAAATTGAATTTGGTGGAAAGGATAAAGCAATAAAAAATCTTAATAATTCTATAGAATTATTAAGAGATTCTTTTAATGCAAGTAAATGTTATAAAAAATAAAAAAAGGGGCTGTTTTATAATGTTATCCCATCAAGTTGCATCAGTTTTTATCATTAATGATAAAAATGAAATTCTATTAATTAATCACAAAAAACTTATTGTTTGGCTTCCACCAGGCGGTCATGTTGAACATGAAAAAAATGAATTAATTCATCATGCTGCAATTAGAGAAGTGATGGAAGAGACTGGTGTTCATTTTAAGTTTATAAGTGGTGGGAAAGGTGATATGAATAAAGTATTAGGTTCATTACCTTTACCCTCATTTATTCAACTAGAAGATTTAGGCGATCATTATCATGAAGACTTTATTTATGTTGGACTATTTGTTTCAAATGATATACCTAAAGAAGCTACAGAAATTAAATGGTTTAACAAAGAAAGTATTAATTCAATTAATACTTTTGAACATGTTAAAAGACATCTTCAAATAATTTGTAATAGATATTTTATTTAATAAAAATAAAGGAGAGAAAATCTCCTTTATTTTTTTCGTATGTTTGTACTATTCATTTATATATTATATTAACATAATAGGATATAATACACACTAAAAATATATATTAAATATATCTTATTAAAAAATAAAAAGAGGGGGAATTTTTTGTATGAGTAGAAAGTTATTGGTTAGTATTATTATCTGTTGTTTATTATGTATTTGTGGAGGTGCTTTTGCTAATCAACCAATAATTAAGATTGATCTTATTACTAGGGACTTTTCATCAACCCCCCTAGTAAATGAAAATGGTACTTTATTAGCTCCAGCTAAACCTATTGCTGAAGCATTTAGGGGGACTGTTAAAGGTACTGTTAATACTTGCTATGTGTATATAAATCGTGGTAATAAATGTGTTGTTTTGAATCCTACTAATATAGGGGAATATTATCTTCAAGAGGGTAAGTATGTTAAAAGTAAAGATACCTCAATTGCAGGACAAGTAATAAATGGAAATTTATATATACCTATAAGAGCTTATGTTGAAGCTCTTGAAGGTAGAGTTCTATGGGATGGAACTAAAAATACTGTAATGGTTTATACTGATTCTGCTGATGTTAACTATTTTTTAAGTAAGCAAAAATTAGAACCATCCTCTAATCAAAATTCAGAATCTTCTAATGTAAGTGTATCAGAAAATTCACTAGATAGAAATGGTAATGAAATCCAAATAGGAGATATTGTTTCATCTGGTGGATTTTATGGAAATGTGCAGCAAATAAATGGTAGTAGAATATTAGTTTATTGGGATAGTAAATCAGAATTCATTCCCGATAAAGATATTACTTTCTGGGCATCCATAAATGGAATTAGATATAAATCCAGTAATTGGGTTGATTCTAGTGGTGTATTAATAGAAAGATAAATTTTTATTAATAAAAGAACTTTTAATTAAGTTCTTTTATTTTTTTAGTATTATTATATATTTTAAATATATATTATTTCATTGAATAAAATATTATTCCCACAATAAGGGGAAATAAATATACTTATTGTATATATCTAAGATGATATATTTAGGAGGTGTAATGAATTTTATCTCATCATTCTCAATTTCGTTAATTTGTTTCTGTGTTCCATATATGTTTTTTAAACTTATATTTTAAGGGGGTATTAAAATGAGTTCAATGAATACTCATCAATATGTAATTATAACTTTACCAAGTTCTATTTATGATTCTAGTAGGGAAGTGGCATCTTTATCATTAAAGAATTATATTTTTCAGTTTTGTCAAAAGCATGGAATTACTCCAGCTAAATTTCCTGTAGATATTTATAGCACATATAACAAATGTCCAGAATATTACTGTGATGGTAGTAACCCATTTGAAATTATTGATGCTAATTTCGATGGAATAAAGTTAATTTCCAAAAAGGAAAAAGTTGAATTAGCTGTAGCCATTGAAACAAATTTACCATGTGAGAATATTGTTAGACTTTTTGAACTAAAAATTATTCAAGGGTTTTCAGTTCATGTTTTCGGCTCAATATTCCGTCATGATAACATATCGGGTTTATTAGCAAAGTTGTTCAAGATAATCAATGAAAAAAAGAAATAAAATTTTGTTCTTTGCCATTATCCAACACTAATAAAAAAGTGTTGGATACATGAAAAGAATTATAACGCTTGCAAGTGCGAAAATACTTGCATCGTCATTGTAATTAAAAAATATTACTTTGACGTAAAAAGGAGGAAAAATGAAAAATAATAGTTTTAAGAAATTAACAGAGCAAGAAAAGAAAGCAATGTTACTTGCTGTTATTGCCAAAAGAACTGAAGGTAAGTTAAGTAAAAGTCAGTTGGAATATATGGTTAGAGATATTCCAACAGATGTGCAATATAGCATTAAAGTAATAACTGATGCTAAAGAATTTGCAAAGGCTATTACTTTACCTGACTATGAAATGAAACATTCATGGGCAGGAGAAACAAAATGTAATGCTGAAACTAATATTTTATTAATTTCAGGTATAAAATTTGGTAGAACAAAACATTATCAATACCTTGATAATGGTAGTTTAACTAGTGAAGAAAAATGGAACTCTTTACCAGATTTTGATGTGAATGAAATTCATGCAGTTGCAGTTAGTATTCGGTCTTTTAGTGATTATAACAATGAACACTACAACAATACTGATAATTTCATTTATATTTATATACCTTCTAACATGGCCTTTATTGTGTCAAAAGAAGTTCAATATATTCTTGATAATTTCTCTATTTAGTTTTCATCGGTTTGGTGTTATCCGTTAAACACTAAATAAAAATTTTAATAAAATGAGGTGATGATGTGATTAAAAGAATGACATGTGATGACTGTGGTAATACATTTTCAACTAATACAGAAAATGTAAATGACCAAGGTATGGTTCTTGATGTTCAGTGTAAATGTGGTAGTTGGGAAGTTAATATAGCCAAAGATGAAAAAGTTGAACAAATACTTCCTAAACATTTAAGGAAATAATCAGATTTAATTAATAAGAGAACTTTTTAATAAGGTTCTCTTATTTTTTTTATACTAGGAGGTGTACTATATGAATATTATTAAGGCTAAACATACTTCAATTATTATTCCTAATTATAATTTAGGTGATAATTTAACATTGGAACATAGTTTATCAGTTTGGAATGATAGTTATTATAGATATGATAATAAAGGCTTTTATTATAATAAAAGCACTAAAGAATTATTATTACCAAGAGGTTTAGATTTAGGTTATTTAGAAAAAGTTTTTAATTTAAATATAGATATTGATTTTAAACCTGATCCATATGAAACAGTTTCATACAGATTAAAGGTAGAACCAAGAAATGATATACAAAGAAAATCTATTTGTTTTTTAATTGGAGAAGATGATTTTTCATATACTAAAAAATATTCTCAGTTAGCTTTAAATTTAGGTACTGGGGATGGAAAAACGTATACTGTTATAGCATCACTTTCATTTATAAGAACAAAAGCTATTATATTTACTCATGTTAATGAGTTAAAGAAACAATGGATAAAAGAGATTAAAAAATTTACTGATGTAATAGACTCTCAAATATGTAATATTAGTGGTGGAGCTACTATAAAAAAAATATTAAAATCCGATAAGCTACCTTATAAAATTTATCTTGTTAATCATAGAACCATTAATAATTATGGTGAAACACATGGTTGGGATAAAGTGACTGAATTATTTCAAAAGATTAAAGTTGGGGTTAAAGTTTATGATGAAGCCCATTTTGAATTTGATAATATAATAAAAACTGATTTACATACTAATACTAAAAAAACTATTTATTTAACAGCTAATTTTGAGAGATCTGATTTTAAAGAAAATAAATTATTTAATTTATGTTTTAAGAATATTGCTAAGTATGGTGTTGAAACAAGACATGAAAAAAGAAAGCATATTGTATATTTAGGTTTATTATTCAATAGTAAACCTGATATAGTTAACCAAGCTTCTATAAAGAAAAGACATGGATTTGATAAAAATACTTATATTGATTATCAAATAAAAAAAGGAAAGATATTTGATGTATTATTTTATATAATGTATTATTTTCATGATAAAGAAGGTAAGATGCTAGTATTATCTTCTAAAATAGAATCTACTGAAGTAATAGCAAAATATTTAAAAGAAGAATTTCCTGAAAAAACTGTAGGTGTTTTTAATTCTACTATAAGTGAAAGTGATAAAATTAAAGCATTACAATGTGATATAATAAGTTCAACTCCTAAAAGTTTAGGAACTGGGTTAGATATACCTGATTTAAGATTTATTATTATGACAGAACCATATAGTTCATCTATAACAGCTAACCAAACATCTGGTAGATTAAGAGAATTATCTCCAGAAATATATACTTTTTTTATTGAGTTGGTTGATACTGGATTTAATAAAGTTCATAGTATGTATAAATCTAGAATGAAAATATTTAAACAAAAATGTGCTAAATTGGTTCAATTAAAATACACTGAATAAAATAAATATATATTATTAAGTAGAATAAAAAATAAAGGGGTAGATAAATGTGATTAATATTAAGAAAATTGAAGTATTAATGTATGAGATGACAATTACAGCAGATGACATGTGTGAACTTTGGGAGATTATGAATACAATAAATAGAGGGGATTCAATAGGTACTGGTGTTATTAAGAGTGCTGAAAAATTTTTTAATAAACTTGAGGATATTAGACCCGGTGGTGGCTTTGAACAAAGAAAATATGTAAAGTAATAATTATATATGTCATAATATTTAATAAAAAATAGGAGGTTTATTATAAATGAAACAATATCTTGTAACCTGCGGTATAATACCACAATCAGGTGAATGTAAATTTGGAGAAAAATGTACTCCTAAAATGTGCCCAAATTTTATACACAATTTATCAGATAAACAAAAAATTATTGAGATTATTAAACATCATGTTATATTTAGTGATGATGAACTATTTGAGGAACACCGATTTGTTGGTAAAGCTGCAAATGGTAAGTATTTTTATTTATGGGGAGAAAAATATCTTACTGATGGTTTAATACCAGTAATAAATCTTGGAAATACAGATAGTGGTATTATGTATTTTAATACTAAGGATGATGTTATCGAAGCATTTAATATTGTCCTTGAAATAATTGAATTTTCACAAAAAGAACTTCTTGGTAAAATATGTTTTAATAAACATTCGATTAGTCATAAAGCTGTAATAATAAATAGTAGTATTTGTTATTTAGATGAAGAAACAAATGAAATAAAGGTAATAGATAATAAGTTAAATTCTTTACTCTTTTGTACCATTAATAATTTATATTATGAAAATTATTTAAATCTATTTATGAAACTTAAATATGATGACTTGTTACCATAAATATATAAAATAATAAGTGATGATTATATAATCATCACTTATTATTTTTTTAGTATTTTTAACATAATACTTTATATATTATAAATACATATATAGAAAAGATTTAGTTGTATTGGAGGTGAGATTAGTTGAAAGCAAAAATAGAAACAAAAATAGGTTTAAATAAAGATGAATATATTAAATTCTTATCATTAACTGAAATAAGTTCAGGTGAATGGATAGCACTAACTAATAACAATAGGGAATTAAGTATTACAGTAATTGATGGGAAAGAATTAACTGTTACTGTAAAAGAATCTAAAGAAATATTATTTAAAATAATATTTCGTGGATGTGTAAATAGAATAGTTCTTATTAGAAATCTATTACAATTACATGGATATAAAATTGCTTAAATTTAAAAGTACAGTGATTTTTTCACTGTACTTTATTTTTTTGTTAAATAATGAATATTGGACTCTGTTCTAAATGTGAAATATCTCGATATTTCTCAATCATTTCTTTTCTATCAGATTCAGCGTTAGACCATTCATCTATTTTTAAAGATATTGTACCATAAGCTGTTTGAATTTCATTATAATGCTTTAATGTATTATATAAGAATCTTTTAATATCAATTAATGCTAATTCATAAAAACTTTCCCATTGTGTTGATGGTATTGTGGCCAGATTTGTAGTATGGGCTAACCCAATTTCAACATCAATTTCACCATACATTGTTGCAAAATTATATAATACTAAAATATTAGGTTCTTGAAATTTAAATGTCATCGGTGGGGCAGCAACCGACATTAAATCAGCACTAGCTTGACCTAACATTAATGATTCATATGTTGAAATTTCTCCATCAAATATTGGAGATGTATATCCATTAGAAAAAGATTTATTTTTAGGATTTACATTCTTTATCATTATAACTTTTTTATCACCAAAAATATCAGGTAATTTATAAGATGATTCACTGTAATTAGAATTTAAACAAGTTAGAGTTCTTATATCTAAATTTAATTTCATTGTGTAAGGAAAGAATACACTATAAGATGTTAAAGACTTTAATTTAATAACATTAAACAATGTTTCATCAGGTTTTTCAAAAGGAAGAGCTAATCCATATATACCTAAATCCATTTTTATAGAAGTTAATAAATCACTAACATTTATCATTTTTTATCACCACTCTTATTTTTTTATAGTCTTGACATAAAATGAGTAATATCTCTTTTTATTTTATCCTCAATTTTTACAATAAAAGTAGAACCATTTTCTTTTAAAATCACATTTTTAAAATCAGATGTAACTTCCATACTTTCACTTACAACTTCATATATATTAGAGACCAATTTAATATTCTTTGATTCAGTTTTGATAAAATCAACAATTTGTGATTCTTGAACTGTAGTTAATAGATTTTCTTGTATAGTGTTACCACTAAGTTCAATATTTTTAATAATTTTTTTAATTGGAACTGAATCATCTCTATACGCTTTATCATGACTAGGAAGTATAACCCAATCATATGTAACAACATGACCTCTACTATTAATTAACCCACCATTAGCTGTTTTAACAACTTTAGCTAATGCTCTTAGACTAAAAGCAGGTTCCATTCCCTGTAAGATAGATTTAGTCATATCTTTACCAAAATGGTCATTATCTAATGTCTCAATTCTTCCTCTTAATAAATTACCAGATAAATTAAATGATAAAATTTTATGAGATGTTAATTTAGGATCAATTACTAATATACGTTTTGGATCATCTGATGTTGGATGACCTGCCTCACCACACCATGAGTTCTTTAATATTAATTCACTAATATGAGGAGCATTTAATGATTCCATCATAGGTTTATCAACATATAATCTCCCGTTTCTATTTTTTATATTAAACTCTTGTAATACTGTATCAAACTGTAAATAAAATAAATTATCTCTATTGATTGTTTTTAAATTTATTGGTTTAACTGGTTCTGAAACAGACTCCCTTATAAGATAAGCGACAACTTCTTGTTTTTGCATAATTATATAATCAACTCCTTTAAGTTATTTTATAGGTATTTTTAAATTATTGTTTTTGGTTGTTCATATAATTCTTATAAATAAAGTCTTTATTTGTAACACAAACAAATATTTAAATGAATATTTATAAAGGAGTGAATTAATTTATGAATATAAACATAGATAGAGTTTTATCTAATGTAAAAGTTAATACTATTAAAAAAGAGTTTACTATTTTAAAAGAAAACTATTCGGCTGTAAATTCAATTAATTTTTTAAAGTTTGTACGTTCCCAACCTATTGATACTATTTTTGAGAATTCTCAATATATATTTTCAGAATTAAGAGAAGGATATAAATTTTACAATAGAATTTTAAAATCCTTTGATTTATCATTAGAACAACTACAAGTTCAACAAAATAAATTAAATGATTTTATAACTAAATGTAAAAATGAAAAATACAATAATAAAAATCATCTTATTTCACTTAATGAATCTATTGAGTTTATTAAATCGGAAATACAATATAAAAATAGTTTTGAATATTTAAAAGAATCCATTATTTATGATATTCATTGTAATTATCTTCAGCCAGTATTGGAAAATAATATTAATGACATAATGGATGAAATTATATTAGATATAAATTATGAGCCTGAACTTTTGTCTGATTATCAAGCTCTTATTCAAAATATAGAAAAAAATTATATATTAGTAACAGGAAAGAACTTTCCTTTAATTCTAACCAAAAACACTGTTCTTATTTTATCTATGGGTGGAATTATAGCTGGAACACTTCTTATATTAGTTTTATCAATACCTTTGCTGATAGTTAATTCAATTATAGAAAAAAAATTAGATACTAAATATATTGAATCATATAAATATTGTATAAGGAAAGAAATATCAAGATTGAAATTATCTAAAGAAGAGGATGTTAATAGAAAGAAAAATACTGATAAATATATTGACCAATTGGAATTGGCATATAAAAAATTAGATGAGTTTAAAGGTAGTAATATTATTAAAGAAAATACTGGTTCAGTAACAACTATAAATGAGGATGAAAATGATTTAACAACCACCATTTTAACTCAATTTATTGATACTTTAGTATTTGATGAAGAAGAAGATGACGAAACTGAAGACATGCAAATTGAATTAGAAAATTTTAATATTTTAATTAGAAATATAAGAAAATTACAATCATTAAAAGAAAGAGAATATTTACAAGAAAGTTTAATTAATGATGCTAGTAGAAAGGTTGCTCATGCAGTTCGTTCTACAGGCAAATCTATAAGTAATGCTGGTACTAATGTTAAAAAATCAACTAATAATGTTGTAGATGCTTTTAATGATACAATTGATAAATATAGAAAAATGCAAGCAAATGAAAGAAGAAATAGAATTATTGAAGGTGGTTCTCAATTTACTTTAATGAAAATAATTAAATATGGTATTGCAGTTGGGGGAATTTGGGCTGTTTCACCAGCTTTAGCAGCTATAGGTTTATTGGCTTCAATTGCTCTTGATATTAGAGCTGATGATAAAGCAAGAAAAAAAATTCTTGATGACTTAGAAGATGAATTAAAAATAGTTGAAGCTAAAATAGAAGATTCTAGAAATGATGAACAAAAAGAAAAAAAATATCAATTAATGAGAATTAAAGGTAAATTAGAAAAAGATATTGCTCGAATTAAATACAGGTTAAATGATTAGGAGGTGTTATTAATATGGATTTTTTTGATGTGTTATTAGAAGCTAAAAAATCTAAATCAACAAAAACACCATCTAAAAAAACTATTAAAGTAGATAGTCCTTCAAATAAAACTACTGATTACTCAGATGATGTTAAAATTGATAACAAAGACGATAGTAAAGATGATGACAGTAATAATAAAGATAATGATGTAACTGACTATACAGATGATGAAAATAATAAAGATGATAATACAACAGATTACACATCAGAAGATGTACAAAAAGATCCAACTGATAATCCTGATGATAGCACAGATACAACAGATGAAAATACTGATGATAATATAGATGGTACTAATGATTATACTGATGAAAATATGGATGACAATACAGATGATTCATCTGATGATACTGATAATTCAGACTCAACTGATGAAAGTTCAGATGATGATAATAATGAAAAAATTAAAAATAATAGTTTATTAAAAGATTATTTAGATCTTTATTATTTAACAAAAAATACTATTACTAAATTATCAAATTTAGATAAGAGCGATATAATACTAAATAAAGTTTCAACACAAGTTATTTCAAATTTAAATAAAATTCAAAATCAAATATTTAGTTTTATTTTATATAAGTTTTCAAAAAATAATTATATAAATAACCTATATCAATATAACTATTTTATTGAAGCCTTTAGAATTAATATTGAAATGGTAAAAAAAATAAGCTTTTTTGTGACCAATAAACAAAACAAATATATAAAAAATCAATGAGAGGAAGTGCCAAAGAATGTACGAATACTTAGATGACAATCAAAACCCGACGAGGGTAATTGGCTCGTTTACTATGGATAGAAATACAGATTTTAAAGACAATTTTAAAGCTCTTGTTGAAAACTTCAAAGGACATTACAGTATTGACCCCATTGATGATTTACTTAAAATTTTAAAAGTTGATACCTTAAGAGAAGATTATAAAGACCAACTACTTGGTGATGTTGATACAGGACAGATTGATGATATGTATTATTCATTACATCCTCAAAAACTAAGTCAATTGTTTGAAAACACATGCCTAGAACTTATTAAAGAATCTTCGGACATCGGACAATTATCTCCGATTGTTGGTATTTCATTACCGGTACTTAAAAAAAATTATTTGGAATGTCATTCTAAAGATATTGTTATGACAGAAATCCCCACCAAACCAATTATTAAAATTGCGTTTGAAAGAAAATTTTTAAAAGATAAACCTGGTAATAAGTATTATATTCCTGAAATTTTTTATGATGGTTCTTATGCGGATGTAGTTGCAAAAACTAAAGGTGCCGCTATTGTAAATACATGGTTTCCGGCAGATGAAGGAGTAACATTACCCTTCCAAGATTTACCGATTATGAGATTGTCAGGTGGTTCTCTTGAAACAAGAGACAGTCTTGCTTATGATTTCTGTATTGAAGCTGTTAAAATGACTGTTGATGGTGAGGATAAAATCATTGATGGTTTAAATGTTCAGGCTGATTTTGGTTCCAACAACTCTTTTAACTATCGTGTTAAAACTGTAAATGCAGCTGGTCAATCTGTAGAAGATATAATTACAGGTCAGGTGGATACCTATTCAGGTTCCGTATCTGTTGCGTGTACAAGTGGTAAAATAACTAAAGTGAGATTTGGTGGACACTTAAGTAATGAAAATAACGTTGAAACCGTTGAACTGGATAAAGAAAGAGTGACCAAAGAATGGAAAATTCCTGATGGTCAAAGAATTAACACCGGTTTGACCATTGAGAAAATTAAAGATAACCGTGCTTTATTTAATACAAATCTAACTGCTGATATTATTACTGATATGAGTACGGTTTTGACTCATTTCGAAGACAGTAATATTCTACAGTTTTTAGATGACAGTTTTGGTAAATGGAAAGATAAAAAAGACCTACCTTTTGGTTATACTGGTGGTTTTGTCGAAACCTCTAGTTTTAACTGTTTCCCAACTTCAAGTGTTCACATTCCAATTTCACAATGGATTAATACTGAACTTAAGTTTTATTTGACTCGTCTTATTGATGAACTCAAAACAAAACTCAAAATCACCGATATGATGTTTGTTATTTATGGTAATCCAAGTAATATTACTTTGATTCAAGATAATGTTAAATGGGTTATAGATGAGGATACGAAAATCGGTGGAATTCAACTTGAATACAAATTTGGTGTACTTACCGGTAATAAGAGTAGAGTTCACGTTGTAAGTTCATTGAAAGTTCCAAGGGAGAAAGGGCTACGTATTGTAGCATTTCCTCTGACTCAAGAAACAATTACATTCAAGCATTACAAATATAGTATGAACATTGAAAATGTTTACAGAAATCCAAATACTCCGCTGATTCCCAACATTATGGGAACCTCCAGATATTTAACAACTGAAGTTCTTCCAGTTCAAGGTGGAATGACTTTGCTAAATAATGATTTCGGTATTAGTAAATACTCTTCTTAATACAAATATATAAAGATTATAGGTTAATAACCTATAATCTTTATTATTTATTTCAAAGAACACTTTAGTAATATAAAACAATTGAAAGGATGGTTATAAAATGTCAGATTCTATACTAAAAATAGTTGAAAATTGTTTTAAAGAAATAAAAGAAAAAGTAAATATTTTATCTAATTTAAATATAATTGAACGTAATATAAATAGATTATTTGATTTAAATTTTAAAGTTAGTATTGTAGAAAATAATATTAATGAATTTTTTGGTATGAGTGTCTTTCCATCAACAAATCTTATTGATAATGTTATTTTAGCAACATTTAAAAGAGATGTTAGAACACAATTAGATATTATAATGAAAATGTGGGGAGAAGAAAGAGATTGGTTTTTAGAAATAGATAGTATATTATTATATGATAAAAATTTAAATGTTAATCCATCGGAAATTGTAGCTGTATTATTACATGAAATAGGCCATGTTATTCATTCTAATGAAGCACCACAAAGATTTGTTAGACTAGTTAAATATTCATTGATGAATATTAATTTTCATATTAGAGAATTATGTAAAAATGATACAATAAGAAAATTATTTTCATTAGCACTAATTGAATCATGTATAACTAAAAACTTTAATATAATTCAATCTAATACAGAAGTTATTGCAGATAAACATGTAATAAAATTTGGTTATGGTGATTCTTTAAATAATTTTATTGATAAATTAATTACATCACAAAATAATAGATTAGTTGAAAGAACAGATAAAGATAAAGACATAGATGTGAAAATTATTATTAAATGGACAATAGATAATATTAGTGAATTAGAATTTAGGAAAAATAAATTAAGAAGTACAATACAAGCTGAAATGCTAGGCACATCAAGTATGTATATTAAATCATATCTTAAAAAACTAGCTGTTATATTTTTTGGTGAACAAGGTGCTGATAGTTATAAACAGATCTTATCTGAACAATATTTTGTTGAAATGTGTAATTTAAGTAAAACAAAAGTTATTAAAGAATTCTTTGATAAGTTTGGTAAAATTAAAAAGATTCAACAAAGTGATATTGATATTCTCTTTATTGAATTTGATAAAATGCAAAATAATAATGATAAAATTTACCTTATTGAATTAATTCATGATAAATTAGATACTATTAGTATGGCTTTAGAATGTATTAATAATAATGAAAAAGATAGAGTTCAACAAAGTGAAACTACTCTTAAAGGATTTAAAACTCAATTAGAAAAGTTAAGATTACAAACTTTGAGTATTCATCTTAAAGAAAAAGAATATGGTTTATTTATTAAATACCCAAAAGGATATGAGGGTTAAATAAAAAATAATAAAGTTTATATTTTTTACATGGAGGTGTACAATAATTTTATGAATATAATTAGTCAGATTCAACATAGAAGGGATACTACAGCTAATTGGGAATTAAATAATCCTATATTAAATGAAGGTGAATTAGGAATAGAATTTAGAACTAATGGATCTACAGGTGTTAAAATAGGTGATGGGACTAGTACATGGAATGATTTAGTATATATTAGTGCTGATGGTATTACAGTAGAAACACAGGAAGCTATTGATGATATAGCTGGTGAAGGGAGAACTATTGAAACAGTTAAAGGATTAAGTGATATAGTTAGTAATCATTTGGATGATATTGCAAAAGTATTTAAATTGGCTACAGAGCTAGGAATGGTGGATAATGACGAAACAAAAGCTGTTGCAAACTATGAAATTATTAATACTTTCCTAAATGGTGGAGAAAATAGAGTAATATTTTTAAATGGTGGTAAATTTTGGATTAGTGAAAAGTTAAGGTTAACTCTACCCCATACATCTATATTAGGAAACAATAGGGGTAAAAATCTTGATGTATCTTGTATTGCTGGAAATTTTGCTGATACTGTAATTGAAGTGGCTATTATCTCGGGGGATAATGGCTCGTATATTCAAAACATAGCTATAGACGGTAATGATGTAGCAACAATGGGATTAGATACTGGAAACAATAATTTCCATGATAATTTGTTTGACGGAATTTATATTGATAATATCAATGGTGTTGGTTTTCATGTAGGTGAAAATAATTATTCATCCATTTATTACAGAATATTTACTGGAAGTGAATGCTCGGTAGGTTTACAATTAGAAAGTGAAGCAAATCAACAAAGTAGTTTTCGAGATTGTAAATTTCTTGGAATTACTTATGGTGGTATTATTGGAACTGATGATAATGTAAAAGAAGAATTAAGATGTATTGATTTTTCAGGTTGTTTATTTAATTCTCCTGGTACCCCGTTGAAATTTAACAAGTGTAGTTACGGGATAGAATTTCAAAGAACATGGGTGGAAAAATCTACTTCTGGTATATTATCAGACTATTTGATAATTTTAGGTTCCATAGATACCAAGGCATCTGGCATAACATTTACTGACACACATTTCCAAAGTAATGCATTAACTAATTATACATTTCATTGGAAAAACGCAGATGCAATTAATTTTATGGGTAATGTAAAAATTAATAATAGTGTAAATGGGTTTATAGATGCAACTGGAGCAATTACAGTAAATTCAAACAGTATTTTTTTGGCAACTGGGGCACCAAATCCTACAACAGTAGTTAATGGATTAAAAATTTCACAATTGTTTAAGCTATACTTGGGTGATTCTGTTGTTACAGACCCTCAGTTTAAAACGTCTGTGTATATTGATTTAGATGCACAAACAGCTGCTTCACCAAACGGAGTTCTTATAAGATCAAGACGTAAGAGTGAAACACAGGACAGAGTTTCACTAAAAGAATCAGGGTTATATTTTGGTGACGGATCTATTGCTGCTGATACTAGATTTGCAAGAAAAAGTGCAGGTGTGGGGGGTATGGGAACAGGTCAACATTTTCAACTTGATGGTACTTGGGATGGTGGTCATTTTCTGATGGGTAATTATCATATGTGGATTGACGGGACCGGAAAACCAAGACTTAAAAATGGTGCTCCGACGAGTGATACAGACGGAGTTATATTTAGTGCAATAGTATAAATTAGGAGGTGTGAAACTTAATGGGACTGATTCAAAGAGTTGAATTTGAAAATGGGCTTATAGCAGAAAATTGCTACCATAAAGTTGGAAGTGTAAGTCACGGTGATAATACCGGACTGATTGAATTATTATTATACAAAGATCAGCCTGCCAAAAATGATGGTAAACCAGTAATTGATAAAAAGTATTATGTGTTTATACCTTCAGTTGAGGACAATGCACCTAATGCTAAGAAGCAGGCATATTTGTATTTGAAAAGCTTACCAGAATTTACAAATGTTATTGATGCATAATAAATATATGATATACAACAATATATATGTTGACAAACCAAATATATAAATTAATAATATTAAAACTTATCTTTATAATAAAGATAAGTTTTAATATATTTTAACATCTCAATAAATCATATATATATATTAAGGAGGTTTTATCATGTGAAGAAACCATATATTTATGATTTAGAAACTAAGAATTTATCTTTTATACAAACGGCTAAAGATTTACATATACTTGGTATTAAGAATAATGTATTTTTTTTAAAGCTATATGATAAATCTTTAAAGAAAGTTGATCCCCATTCACCATTTTTAACAGATGATCAAATTATTAAAATTATTAATGAGTGTATGATTAACCCTTGGTATTATTTAAGAGAGGTTGCAAGGATTCCAGATCAGGGTGGTCGTGGTATAAGTTACCAGTTAAATAGAGGTAATTTAGCATCTACTTGGTGTTATTTAAATGGTATAGACGACTATTTAGTATTACCAAGACAAATAGGTAAAACACAAAGTAAACTATGTATAATAAATTGGACATTTTTACTAGGTACTACTAATTCACAATTTATGTTTTTGAGTTTAGATCAAACGGCCGCTAATGAAAATCTTGATAGGTTAAAAAAACAAAGAGATTTATTACCTCCTTATTTACAATTTAAACTAGTAACTTCAGATGAAGGTAAAATTATTAAAGAAATTGATAATGTTAAAACTCTAGTTAACCCAGTTAATAATAATAAAATTGTAACTAAACCTTCTGCTAAATCAACTGAAGCTGCTGAGAAAATAGGTAGGGGTAATTTTTTAGCCCCAACATATAGTAATATATGTTAAAAACTTCTTTAATTGTCGGGGAAGCTCTTAGAGCCTAAAACTACTAAATTAATATAGTAATATATTAATGGCTTGGACTAATCAACCAAGGTATAGTAATAAGGTTTTAGGATTGGGTGATCCGCAGCTAAGATTCCTGTATACAGGAATAAAGTTCAACGACTATCCCATGGATCTAAAATGATCATTAGGAGTAGGGCTCAAGTGAGTGGGTGAAAATCCCTTAAATCGAAATAGGAGACTCCTTATTATTTAATAATAAGGATGAAGATATAGTCTAGTATCCTAAGGAAATCTTAGGGAAGTTCATAAGAGAACTGCATAGATTAACGACCTATGTGAATATATCGAATACTCAACCAATTCAGATGTATGACGAAGTAGAATTTACGAGTTATATTAAAACTATTATTGAAGCTGCTGCCATGGCGTTTAAAACGGCTTCAGACAATGCTAAGAGAAATAATGCCCCTTATTCAAGGTCCCTACTCTCAACTCCTGGTGATCTCGATACTAAAGCTGGACAAGATGCCATGGAAATAATTAGTAAGACATATAGATGGACTGAAAAATTTTATGATATGAAGATAGATGATGTTAAAGAAATTATAAAAAATAATTCAGAAAATAGGATAGTTTATATTGAATATGAGTATAAACAATTAGGAAAAGATGAAGAGTGGTTTAATGATTCATGTGCAATAATAGGTAATAACCCATTAAAAATTAAGAGAGAAATATTATTACAAAGAATGAGAGGTTCTTCTAATTCCCCATTTGAACCAGAAGATTTAGAACTTATTAGGGAAAAACAGGGTAAAATAATTGAAGAAATCTTTATTAATAAATTATTTAGATTAGATGTTTATAAACCATTAGTAAGAGATAGGATATATTTTATATGTGTTGACGTTTCTAAAGGTTATGGTCAAGATAATTCAGCCGTAGTAATATTAGACCCATATGAATTAAAACCTGTGGCAGAATTTGAATCGCCATATATAGGTGTAACTCAACTAAAGAATTTTTTATATACACTTGTTAAAAAATATTTACCTAGAAGTATTTTATGTATTGAAAGAAATGAAAATGGTGAATCTATATTAGATGGATTGAGATATACTGATATAATGCATAATTTATATTTTGATAAAGATAAAGATCCAATTGCCTCTCAATTAGATGATAGGATGGATAGTCAGGGATTTTTAAAACAAGAAGCTTTAAAACGTAAATTATATGGAGTATGGACTGGAACTAAATCAAGACAAGTGATGTTTAGTTTGTTAGAAACACATATTGCAGAGTATAAAGATAATTTTATTTGTGCTAATATTATTAATGATTTATTTAAATTAGTTATGAAAAAGAATGGTAAGATTGAAGCTGAGTCTGGATTCCATGATGATTCTATTATGGCTTATTTAATAGGATTGTATGTATATTATCATGGTAATAATCTACACTATTTTGGTTTTGTTAAGGGTCAGTTACCTGATGAGGAAGAAAGAAATAAAGGATTACAAACATATGATGAGATAATGGAAGAAATGCCTGATGAAGAAAGACAATATTTCAATGAAAGTTTTGGTTCTAAATCTATAGATGATTATCAACAACATGTAATAGAAGAACTTAAAAGAGTACAAAAAGAACAAAATAGTTTAATTAATATGAGTGGAATGATGAAACCCTCAACATATGCAGAAGAATATGATAATGATGAGAATGAAATATCATTAGATTTCTTTGATGAATTAAATAATTAATAATATAATGTGTTATTTAACACATTATATTATTTTTTACTAATTTAGTAACATTGTTTTAATTATGAATAAAAAAGGAGTGTGATTAAATTGAATTATGATGATGATGAATATATTAGAACTAGTGATTTAGATATAGAGATGTTATTAGCAGAATTACCATTTAATTTAACAAAAGAAAATATAATTGAACAAATAAATGATCCACTTTCCATTCAGGTTGATTATATAACTACATTAAAAGATAAGTGTGAAATTGTTAAACAACAGTTTAGTGATAATTCAGAAGTTATTAAAGAGATTGATATAAAATTGAGATCAGTTTTTGACCTTGTAATAAGAGAAATGAATTATAAATTTAGTTTACATGCAAGTTTAGAACAAACTGATGAAGACATTATTAAAATGGGTGAGTCTTTATATACCTATTTAATATTAAGATATAAGAAAAATATTAGTAGGTTTATATTTAGATTTATATTAAAAAATAAGAAAGAACTTATTGAAAAATTTGATACAACTAAGAAAAAAGATATTACTTCATTGGCATTAAAGAAACAATTTAAAAATAAAGATGATGTTATTTTAATAACATCATTACCTAATATTATAAAACATATTATGAATTTAGATATAGAACCTATTGAATTTTTGGATTATATATCTAAAGGTGAACATTATGATGCTAGTATTATTAAAGATTATATTCTATCAGGACAGATAATAGGTAATTTTATACCAAGATATTTTTATCTAATGATAGATGAATATGAACATATTATGGATGAAATTCAAACAGATATAAAATTAAAGTTGATAAATAAAATAAAAAACAATGAAGGGAAGAGGATGAAAAATGAATAACCCATTGAGAAGGATTGATAATGAACCGTTAACATTAGATGGTGGTTTTGAAAGTACTAAACTTTTAGAAGTTAATAAAGACAAAGACATTCTAAATATACTAGGAATTAAATCTAAGTTAAATAACTTTACTCAAATGAGAAATAAAATTGTTAATCAAAAAATATCGGTTATTAATAATAGTGAGGTAATTGATATTTTAAATGAGCGTACTAAAAATTTAACTGTTTTTCAAATCAAACGGTTAACTAATGAACAAGTTGAAGAGATTTATACTATCAATGGTGAGAAAGTTATTTTATCTATTGAAATGGATAATGAAGAAAAAAAGATTAGTTTCATGAGAGAATACTTAATATTTAATAAAGAAAGTTCAGAAGCATTAAGACAAATTGATAAATCTATAGAAACTTTTGAAAAAGAATTAAAAAAAGATGAGGATGAATTAAATAAGGTTATTAATGAATATGGAGATGTTCAAACACTTATTAAAAATCATCTTATTGATAATATTAATAAGTCTACGGATGAAAATATAAAAAATCGTAATATTAAAATTCTTGATAATTTTAATGATGCCTCCACATTAAATATAATTTATGAACATTATAAAAATCAAAAAGTTCTAAATACTTTACATGATTATAAAATAAGAGCTGAAGGTATTTATAAGAATTATGTTAAGACATGTAAACAATTAAGTATTAAATCGGACATAACTATTTTTGAGAATTTAGAAATGAAATTCCTACCTCAAAAATATCATAAATATCCGAATCTATTTTTATTTGCAATTATTAGGTATTTTGCATATAAGAAAGATGACTGTAATAAATATTCTGATGGTATTTTTTTATCTCAGTTTATAGTGAATGTACAAAATCTATTTTGTGATAAATTTAAAGATAGTGAAGAAAAACAATTATTTATTAATTCAATTATGAAAGTGTTAGATTTATTTTACTAATAAAAACATTAGGATAAGGTTGTGAATTTTTAATTCACTTCCTTATCCTAATTTTATTTTTTAAGGTGGGTGATATTTTAATGATTGAAAAATTCTTAAGTGATGATGGAACAAATATAATATTTAATGGAGAACAATTAATAGCGTATATACCTGAATTTTATTTTAAAAATGGTAAATTAGGTGAACATTTAGGTTCATCATTAAGAGTTTTTGGTTTATTTAATGTTAGGATGAATAATGGGGGTAGACTATCAAAACTTGAAACATTTAATTTACCTTCTATGATTTTTTTATTTCCATCGACAATAGAATACAAAACACTAAAATTAGTAGATGAACAAGAAGAAGAATGTTATATGGTGTTAAATTTTTTTAAAGGCGGAAAAATAACACCTAACAATATGTCACAAGATGCAACTAATGTAGAATTATTTTTAGACCTTATATGTGGTGGTAAATTACCAGAAACAATTCCTTATAATCAAATAATTCAAATATGGCAAAAAAATTTAACTTTAAATAATATTAATTTAAATGTAACATCAACTGTATTAGAAGTTATTTTAAGTGAAATTTATCGTAATAAGAAAAAACCCGAAGAAACATTTGCTAAATTATGGGGACGCAACCCAAATATATCTCAATATGAATATAAACGTGCTAATATTAGAGAAATTTGTGCTAGAAATTCTACTTTTGCTGCTTTAACGTATGAAGATATGGATGCTATGATAACATCATCTCTTAATATTAAGAATTATAATAGAGAGGAAACTGAATCCCCTATAGAAAAAATAATAAAGATGTAATAATCAATGAGAACAATTAAATAAAAAAATTCACAAGGAGGTTGAATACTTTGCCTGCAATCGGACAAATCATTCCTAAATATACACATCCTCATACAGAAACATTTATTAATGATAATACTGTATTTGAGGAAATTGTTTCCGAACCAGAAAGTGGTATACGTTTTATTAACGTATTCGCTTCAGCAAAAGGACGAGATGGTGTTGTTTTAAAGAAAAAAACATACACTGATTATATTGAAGAGTATGGTAAACCAAACTATAAATTATTTGGCCAACCTGGTTATATGCCGTATGCTTCTTTAAGAACATTTCAAGCAGAGTGTAATTGTATGCGGATTATGCCGGAGGATGCCGCTTATGCGAATGTCGTAATTTTAGCTAAAGTTAAAGTTGATACATCTGTAGTTAATAGTCCAAAATTACTAATTAGGCATCAAGCAGTATCTCTTGTAGGTCTTACTGATGCAGCGGAGTTATCTGTTAAGGTGGAGCTATTAAAAGACACTGATCCGGATGAAGATGATTGGTTAACATATCCTTTATTTGGTGTATATGTACTTGGTAGAGGTATTTATGGTAACACTTTAAGAATAAGAATGAGTGCATCCCCACAAGCAGACATTGATAATGGGTATAAAAATTATCGTTTTGAAATTCTTGATAGTGATGGTGGTTTGGTACGTAAAGAACTATTTACTGGTAGCTTATTTACTGATGCCTTAGTTGGTTCAAATACTTTATTTATTGAAGAATTAATTAATGATTCTGAAACTGGAAGTAATAAAATTGGATTTTATGTATCTGATAACTCTCTTAGTGAAATTCTTGACATGTATAATACTAGTGTTGCACCAGATGCTAATTTAACATTACAAACTTTTGATATTATTACAGCTCGCAGTATGACTGCAACTACTTTATCTGATATAGTAATTTCAAAAACTGTCGATGATGTTTCTTTAGATGATGTATCAGGTATTTTACTTTCTGGTGGAACAGATGGTTCTTTTTCGATTGATGCTGATGCTGGAACCAGAGAAACAGCTATTGATGATGCTTATATTAAGGCATTTACAGAAAATAAAGTTCTTTTAAGTAAAAGAAGAACTCCAGCAGATTTAATACTTGATGCTAATTATTCAGATGATGTTAAAAGAGCTCTTATTAGTTTTATTACTAAAAGATATGACGCATATGGTTTTATTGATGGTGGTATACTTGAAACTCCAACTGACGCTATATCATGGGCTGAGTCAATGGCATCTTTATCAGATAGAGTATTTTCTAAAGAGTGTAATCACTATTATATAAAAGATCCATTTTCAGGTAAATCTATTCCCATGACAATAACATATTTTTATGCTAGTCAATTACCACTCCATTTTAAAACTAATGGTAATAATATTCCATTCCAAGGTGAAAAATATGCTAAATTAACCGGTTTTGTTAAAAACTCTTTAAAACCAGTTATTGATGCTGATGATGATGATATAAAAGAAGAAATATATAATCTTAAAGTAAACTATTTCGAATGTATTGCAGAAAATACTTTTATCAGAGGAGTTCAAGGTACATCTCAAAATGTTTGGTCTGATTTATCAGAAGAACATAATATGCATGTTTTGTTAGAATTAAAAAGAAAAGTTGAAGCTTTAGTAGCTTCAAAATCATATAATTTTGCTGAAAAAGAAGATAGAGTTGAATTTACGGAAATAGCTGAACGAATTTTTTCACCATATCGTGGTAAAAAAGTAAGAGAAATTGAAATATATTTTGATATGAATCCTTTTGAAGAAGAAAGAAGTATACTGCATTGCTATATGGCTGTTATTTATAAAACAATAGCTAAAAGAGGTATTATTGAAATTGATATCAACAAGAGGGTTTAAAAAGTTAATAAATTATAATAAAGGAGTGAGAATATAGATGCCAGATATTAATACACTACAAACTAATATTAAAAATAATACTAAAGATATGACATTGTATTCCTTATTTTTAGGTGGATTAAATGTAACCTCTAAAGCACTAGCACAATATGACCCATTAAAAACTGGATATGCGAGAATATTTTTTATAAAAATGCCTCCTTTTATGAAAACCATTTTACCTGAAAAAACTAAACAATTTAAACATTTACTCGAATATGGATTCGTAGGGATAGATGGTTTGCAAAACATTTCAATGGAGTTTGAACAAGTTACGGGTGGTTATGCCGGAAGACAATTTGAAATACCGACAGTCGCTAAGGATGAAACTAATAGTCTTACTGTTAAAGTATATGAACAAGCAGGTTCACCTGTTAGAGAATATACTGATATGTGGATTTCTGGTATTGCAGACCCATATACTGGGCTTGGACATTACCATGGTGCATTGGAAATAGCGAGTGCAGGATTAACATATTCTCAAGTAAATCATTCTGGGGAAGCAATTTATGTTGAAACTGACCCAACCGGTCGTAGTAATGGTATTGAGTATTCATGTCTATTATCTAATTTGGTACCTAAAACTACAAAAATGGATCATTTTAATCAAGAGGCTGGTAGTCATCCAATTGTCCAGACTGATATTGAATTTACTGCAACCAGATATCAATCTCCTCAAATTAATGAAATTGCAAAAGCATTAGTTGCTAAATTTAAAATCCTTAGGGATTATTTAAGTTTTAATTCTCAATATACTATTACAGATGTAGCTAACATGACAGTACCTAATATTAGTGATTGGGGTACTTCTGGTACAACTTAAAAAATATTTATGTCTATACTGAATATTCAGTATAGACATAAATTTATTGTTCAGTTGTTGCTTCATCAGGATTCTCTAATTTAAATTTTTCATACTCTAATTTAGAATCCTCTATCACTTCATCAAACATTCTCCAAGGTAACATAGGTAACATTTCTCTTGATGCCTTATTCATAACAATATCTTTAATTTTATTATCTTTATCAGTTGGAGTAAGATTTTCACCTGTTGTTGTTTTTAACATAAATGCTAAAACTTGATCGGCGTTTGAAATTAAATCACTCATATTCATAGTATTTAATGCTTTTGGTAAATTTAAACTATATATAAAAGTTTCAATTATTTCTTGGGGTATTTCAGTACTAGAAAATTTCATTACTTTTTTATAAAATTCAGTTATATTAGGGTTAAAATCAAGTTGATCACTTACAACTCTACCAATAAATTTAGCATTAGCCATAACTAAAGTTTTGGCATACGATATATTCACATAGGTCGTTAATCTATGCAGTTCTCTTATGAACTTCCTTATCTTTTGATAAGATACTAGACTATATCTTCATCCTTATTATTTCTAATAAGGAGCTCTCCACTTCGATTTAAGGGATTCTCACCCACTCACTTGAGCCCTACTCCTGTTGATCATTTCAGATCCAATGGGATAGTCGTTGAACCTTTCTCATAGTAATACTATGAGACTTGGCTGCGGATCATCTAATCTTAAACATTATTACCTTACTCAGGTTAATTACTCCTGACCACTTATACCATCGCTAATATAGTTTGGTAGTTTAAGATTTAAAGGCTTCCCCGACAATTAAAAGAGAATTGGTATTATAGATTGCTCTATAACCTGACTAATAAATCAGCTTCATTAATATAATTCATTATTACTGATGGAACTCCACTTCCATTAATATATGATGTTTTCAACATTTCCATTAAATCTGTATTTAATTGTATGTCCTGACCTGCTAATACATCAAATTCTATACCCTTGTCTCCTGTTCTACCTACAGGAACAAAAATACCTTTAGCATGACCAATTTTAGATACCATCGTATTATAATTCAGTAAATCCATAAAATTTATATCTCTTTCTTTCATAGTTCTAGCAACATCTTGTAGTTTATTAATAATATTTGCATCTATACCAGAATTTTTAATATAATTAATTCTAGTATCATTAGATTTACTAATAATAGAAACCATTTTAAATATTAATAATGCCAGATAAAGCTTAGCATAAAATAATGATTTCATTAATATGCTAGTACCTTCACCTTCTTCATTCTCATTGACAGTAAATTCAGTTATATAATCAACTGGTATAAATTGAAATTTTATTTTCTTCTTATACATTTCGTTATAAGATAGGCAGTTCATTATTAATTCTTTAAATTTAATATTTTCTTCTAAATATTTCTTATTAAATGCTTTAACAATCTTTTCAGTTAATTTAGTTAAAAACATATTTTCAAGTTCAGGTGTATTGAGATTCACTGTATTAACTCTTATTGTATTTATAAAAGGAGATTTAGTAATAGGTGATGATTCATGTATATAATAATAACCTATAACATGTTCCATTATTTTAACTGGTATCATTTTTTTAGGACTAATTAATTTTATATAACAATCAGTTATATTATCAAAATTATTATTTTTATCTTTTTCTGTAGATATAGTTCCATCATTAAAAAATGAAGATATTGAATTAGTTCTATTTTTAGTCTTAGCGTTATTTTTAATGGCTTCTTCAACATTTTTCTTAAATTTTTCATCAGTAATAAGTTCCGATACATCTACACCTTCTAAAATAGGTATATGTACAACATCATTTTCAATCTCAATGTCTTTAACTAAACTATTTATTTCATTTTTTAAAGATGATGGATTACTTTTAATATTACCTTCATTTTTTAATTCAGTTATAAAATTGTCATCAATAGATTCAGTAATAGAAAATGTTGTTAATTCTTTATTTTTCTTATCATAAAAATTTTCAAATAGTTTTGAATATGGTACAGTATATGCATAGTACTTACCATATTGTAGAGTTTTCGGTATAATATGATTCTTTAATTTATTTGCTAATTTAAATTTCTTTTCTAAATTTTCAACTAAAGAAATATAACTTTGTTTATCCTCTTCACTACAGTTAGAACTTTTAAATTGTAAATTTCTAGATATAGATTGAGTTACATCATCAGCTGTTACAATAGCATCCCTAGTTGCATTAACAGCTTCCTCCAATTCAAATAAATGACTACAGATTAAATCAAGGTCTTCATATAAAAGATTTTGATTTCTATATCTTTCATTAAAAAATTGAAATACAGCATTATCTTCTGCTGAAAATATATCTTCAATTTTTTTTATATTTGAAAATTGTTGATTGTCATAATCATTAAATAATTTTACTAAAAATGTTGAAACATCTTCACCAGTAAAATCAGTTAATTTTTTTATTTCATGATAAATAACATCATCAACTTGGTCTGATAATTTCTTTAATTCTTTTTCTCTTTTAGTATCATTAGAAAAAGTATTAAAAGATATTTTATCTATTAAATCCGTAAATAAAGAATTCAATTTTACTAAGGGCTTTTCAATTTTTTTTACAACTTTTTTTTTATCATCTTTTTCATTACTCACTTATTCACACCCCTTATTATTTTTTAATAAAAATACTAGGATATATTATATCCTAGTATTTAATACATGTATACTTATGAAATAAGTTAAAATAATTAGTTTCTGATACTATTAAACTTTCAAATAAATTACTATTAATAATATCTTTAAAGTAAATATTATTTTTTATACTTTTTAACATTAATGGTATTAGTTTAGAAGTTAATCGTATTTTATAGTTATTCTCCGAAAAAGTAATAATATTCTTACTATTTAATTTTTTTATTATATCATCTGATAATATTATTTTATTAGTATTATTAAATTCATTTATTTTATTTAGAGCTATTTTATATAGAATAACTAATTCTTTTGTTAATGAATTGATATTAGTTAAAGTTCCTATTTGAAAAACATTATCACCTTTTTCATCTGTTAATAATATTTTGTCTTTTGAAATTGTTAAATATTTTATATGCTTTTTATTTTCTTGAATAACTTTAAATATATCCTTGGAATTTATACAAAATATTTGTTTTTCTTCAATCATACTAAAGACTTGAACATCCATTTTACCAAAATGTTCTCCATAGCTCAAATGTTTATCATCGTTAATAAATAATATAGTACCATCAGAAAATATAAAATATTCTGTAGATACCTTTTTAGCTAATTGGTTAAATTCATTTATTTTATTTACTTCAATTTTATACATAAAATACTCCTTTATACTACAAGTTTATTAATATAATAACTATTAACATCATTAATATCAATAATTAATTTACTCTTAGGTTTAATATTTAATTCCTCTTTTATAATAGAGTCTATTTCTTCTAACTTAGGAAGATTGAAAAATGCATGACCTAAACTATTCAAATCACCAGTTAACATATTATCTACAAATATTTTTCCTATATCTTCTTTCTTACCCTTATCATCAATATCTTCAATATAATTAGGTAACTCTTTATTAGTTTCTATAATTAATTTACCTATCATAGAATTTGGTTCAATATTAAAACAAATAATAATACTTGGATACATAGCAGAAAAATCCATATCAATAATATTATCAAATATAAATTTACTTTTTTTACCTAAAATTTCAATACCAACATGTGAGTTTAATAATGGATTAGCAACTAGTGCTCCTGCAAATTTTTCATCTTCTTCTTCCTCATTATTTTTAACTGATTCTACACCATATTGAATATTATTGTTATTACCTATTATTAAACCTTGTTTATAAAATTCTATATATGCACGATTTTTTAAGAACGTATTATTCACATAGGTCGTTAGTCTATGCAGTTCTCTTATGAACTTCCTTATCTTTCAATAAGATACCAGACTATATCATTAACCTAATAATTTCTTATTGGGCTACTTCCTATTTCGATTTAAGGGATTTTCACCCACTCACTTGAGCCCTACTCCTAATGATCATTTCAGACCCAATGGGATAGTCGTTGAACCTTTTACCTTTTTTCGTATTCTGTCAATAACATTTCTGACGGCGTCATTATTTTTTAAAAATAATTTTTCTTTGATTTCTTTATTACTAAATCCCATTTTAATTAAAGAAATTATTTCTTCCTTTAATTCAATAGGATATTTTAGAGTAAAGTTAAAATCTTTTTTGGGTGGGAACTCATATTTTTTTGTTACATGTCTCCAAAATTTTTTATAATATAACTCTGTAATATATGACTGGCTTAAATCATATTTCAATGAAAGTTCTTTTGTAGTTTTCCCTTTCACTAAATCATTACAGATTGATATGATTAATTTTTTAGGATATTTATTAAAATGACTCCGTTCCCCAATACAGGTTAAACCAATATCCCTAGCATGTATAGAATTATCTTTATGAGTTGACCATTCCAAATTATTAGAATAATTATTTTTTACATTACCGTCTTTATGATTAACTACTGGAAGATTATCGGGATTGGGAATAAACGCTTTTGCGACTAATCTGCTAATTTGTCTTCTATATTGAATACCATTTATATATAAATTAACATATTCCCGTTTATTTTTAAATTCATTATTTTTTAATATTCTTCCAGAAACAGAATTTCTAACTCTACCAAGATCGCTAATTAAATATTTAGTTTTAATATTATTAATTATAATCGGTCTAAAAAATTCAACATTAACTTTCATATTTTTCACCCTTTCTTTTTATTAGCGTCTAAAGAGTTTAAAAGGAATTTTGGCTGCGGATTACTCAATCCTAAAACCTTATTACTATACCTTAGTTAATTAGACTAAGCCATTAATATATCACTATATTAACTTAGTAGTTTTAGGCTCTAAGAGCTTCCCCGACAATTAAAGAAGTTTTCTATATATGTTACCACATATAGGGTCTAATAATTAAACCGTTTGTCTGAATACTTTTTTATAAGTTGTTGCATTGGTATAAGAACGTTGATAAACATTATCAATATCGTTAACCTTCCTTTCAATACCTAATTGAAGTAAAACATCTTTAATATTATACATAACAAATTTCTTATAATTTCTGTATGGTAAAGTTTTAATATTACCATCTTCAGCATAATCTAATTTTTTATCACTAATCTCTTTTTCTGCAACATAAGTAAGAGCATTGGAACGTAGTTCTGATCCTCCTTTTCGTAAACTCGCATACACTATCATTTGGTCTAAGAAAACAGTATAAGAAGATATTTTAAAATAGTCTCCTTTATTTGCTACTTTAAAGTTTCTCATATCCTTTACAAACATTAGTTCTTTTATGTTAAAATCAGGATGACACATTACCTCTTTTGGGTCTAAATCTAACTCTTTCATCCTAGCTATCATATACGGTACATCAAATCCGATATTCCATATCATTAGAAAATCTCGTTTAAGAGTATTTATTAATTTAAATGTATCTATTAGTAATTCACTTTCATCCTCATACATATAAATATTGTAATTTAGTTTCCCATATGATTCATCAAATGTATTATGAAGTTCTTCAATAAAATTATCTATATCTTTTTTAAATTCTTCTATTTGAGGATTATTTTCATTTTCTAAAAGAAAAGTAAAACAAGTATTAGTTGTTTCATCTATTAAAGTAATTGCATTGATAGGGCATTCACCATCTTTAGGGAATCCAACTACTTCTATTGAATCAACCTCAATATCAAGATATGTTTTAGTTATAGGTTTAGGTTTATCATTATGATAATTTAATAACCATTGTATTCTATACCAATTTTCAATATTATAATCTGAACCAAATACATATCTATATTTATGTAAATTATTAATAGCATATCTATTTCTGGTTTCTATCTTTTGTTTAATATAAGTTAAATATTCTTCACCAGCTTGTTTAGCTATATAAAAAGGTAAGTCTTTATATTTGGCTCGGTGACATTCAGTTTCGTTTAAAGGACTAAATGATTTATTATGTTGAAAGTTTTTAAATTCTTCTTTTGTAAAATAAATTTCCATTTCAGGCTCATCTATAGTTAATATATGTTTCTCTCCAGTAGTTAAATCTTTATAAATAATGTCAAGACTGTCTTTATACTTTCTTTCCTTATTAGGATAATGATAAATTGTTTCTAAAAACATTATGTTATTACTTTTTATTTTTCCGAGAAAATTCATTCAATTCACCACCAATTCAAATATTTTTTATTTAAAAATTTGTTACTAAAATAATTGAAAGCTATCATTTTGGTACTGGCTATATTATATGAATTAATTAACAAAACACAATAATAAGGGGGTTGATATTATGAATAAAAAATTATTTACTGTAGATATTAAAATACCTTTAAAAGATAATGAATTATTAGAAGGAATTCGTTCTTTAACTACACCAATATATCAAAAGAATGAAAAAAATAATTCATTTACTTTATCTTCAATAAGTAATAATAAAAAAAAAGAAAAGAAAAAAAAGAATAAATTTGATAATATAGAATTAATGGCTGGTGGTGAAATAAAAAATATAGCAGATGACAATATTGAAAGAAATGAAGATACAAATCTAATAGACATAGATGAATTACTTAGGGATGAGGATGATGATATAGGGAATTTGATTATTAATGAGCAAGGAAAAAATTATAAAAAATTAAAAGAGAAAGAAGATTATAAGAAAGAATTTGCTGAAGAGTTAATTCTATTATATAGATTATTAGATGAAACTAATGTATTTGGTAAAGAACTAGAAAAAAAATATAAAAGTTTAGATGGGACTAAAGTTAGAGGTATTAATAAATTTGTTTTTGATTTAGGTTTATTAGTATTAAATTCTAAGCAAAGTAAATTAAATATACTAAAAGAAATTTCATCAGTGAAAAAATCTATTATTGATTTGAAGATTAAGGCTGATGGTAAAAAAGATGCTGCTTTAAATACAATGACATCAGAACATTTAGCTTCTTCATATCTTAAAGCTGTTGTTAATCATGGTCGTTCTGATTTCATAAAAGAAATGAATAATAAAGATACTTATAGTGGAATAATAGAATCAATAAATTCAGATTCAGATGATAATAATATTGAAGGTTATAATGAAAAAGAATTTAGCAATTATAATGAGTACATTGCTTCAAGATTAGAAAAGGAAAATAATCCTTTTAGAAGTAGTGATGGTAGTAAATATATTGAGTATGAGAATTTAGAAGTAAAGCTTCATATAAAAAAATGTGTTGATACTGGTGAATGGGAATTTGTTGCATTAGATAAAGATAAACAACAAATATTTGATTATCCGGTACCAACTAAAAGAGATGTTGGTAAAATGAAATTTAGTCCTGATGGAACATATGCAACAGATTCAAGAGGAAGAAGTTATAGAGTAACAGAATATTTTTCTAGTATGAGTGATGAATAAAAAAATAATAGATATGGGAATTCCCATATCTATTATTTTTATTAATTAATAACAAGTTGATACTATTTTTAGAGCCTTTTCTAACCCTTTAATCATTCCCTGTAATTCTAAATCTTCAGGGTTCTCTTTTAGTTTAATATCTAATTCTTTTTTTCATCTGTAATCTTTTCAATTACATTATCATATGCGATATCGGCAAACATTGACAAAAATACCACCTCCTATTTTTTAATAATTTCTTTCATTGTACATTCTAAACAAAGAATACCCAAACCTAATATATTAAACACAGGGATTGTTCTTTTATCACATTTTACACAATTATCAACCCCCATATATTGATGAAGTAACATACTTTTATCATAAAATAAAATAGGGAATAAATTAATTTTAGCTTCAGATAAAAATTTTTTAATACAATCTTCACAAAGAATATATTCTTGATTAGTATTATCTCGTATATGGTAAAATGATTCGGATATGCAATTACATTTAATTGCTCCCTTTTTAACAGGTTTATCTTCAATAAAAGCTTCCAATAATTGTTCAGAGTTTTTCTTTACATATTCTCTAATATTAGTATTATTCATATTATTAAAAAACTTTACATGAAGGCTTTCATTTGTTCTAAACGGAAGGTATGCTGATTTAATTTCATGATTATCATCTTCCTCATTTTTAATATAAAATTCTTCTATTCTCCATTTAAATATAGCAAGAATAACTTGTATCCATGAAAGCAATCCTGTATTTCTAAAATCATACCATTTAGTTAACTCATAGGTTTCTGAACCAATTTGTATATCAAAATCTAACTTCTCAGGAATATTTAGATATTCTTGATTTAAGAATTTAGTAACTTTTTCATAACCTCTAGTGTTACTTTCTTCACTAAATCCCCTATACTTAACTCTTTGTGGATATACTTTTGTTATTTCTTTGTCATCATTAATATTATCAACAATAGCCCAACCAAATACATGAAGATTCATATTCACATACCATAACATACCACTATCTCTAAATTCCTGCCACGCATCTTGAACTAACTTATCCATTATTTTAAAACCTCCCATTTTTCTTTTGTATTAAAATTTATATTAATCGTATTATCAATATTAATATTTGGATATTAAACTATCAATTAGGATTGATAGTTTAATATCCAAATTCAGAACTTTTTATCATTTTAAGTAAAGATCTTTTAATATTATTCACCAATACATTTTTATCTATTTATATGATAAGGAAACTATTCACCGAATGCACCAAAAGTTAATATACTAGTAATAATAAAAGAAATTGCAAATAAAAATAAACCTGTAAAAATTTCAATTAATATTTTAAATACAATCAAATAATCATTATTTATCCATATTTCTTTTAATATAGGTATGGTTAAAAATATATTGAATAATGATATTATGCCAATAAACATAATAAGAAATAATGAATCTTTTACCATTTTATTATGTCATCTCCTAATGAGAACATTTTATTGTTTTAAGTAAAGTTCTTTTAATATTATCAATTACTACATTTTTATCCAATATAATCAGTCTTATCTATAATAGTTTTAAAATTTATTGGATAACAATAAAGTTTCATTATTGATTTTATTTTTATTTCTTTAATTTTATTTGTTGTACCTGTTATAAAATCATCTTGCAATAAAAAACGGTGTCTATAATCAAATAACTTAATTCTAATTGGTAAAAATAAAATATTATCTTTATTATAATAAATAAGTTCCCAACCAAAAGTTTTTAATACTGTATTGATATATTTCAATACTCCTGTATAAATAAACCCATACCAACAATTTTCCTCTTTATTAACATATTTCGAAGTCTTTTTAGTTAATATGACTTCAATTATATTTTTATTCTTTTTATATTCTAACTCATAGTTAAAAATATTTTTATTTACTATTTGTAACATATTACTTTCTATGAAGTCATTCCAAAGAATATTAATTGTTAGATTATCATATTTTGTTCTTTCATGCACTTTACATATATATTCCGGTGATTTAAATTCATTAAACATTATTAACATATGATTATACCATAATTCTTTATACTCTTTAAGTAACTTATTTTCACATGTTTCTGTTTTTAATAAAAATTCCATTAATAAACACCCCAATATATTATTTATTCTAAAGTTTTTACAAAATCAATTAATTTATTGATATATTCATCTCTTATACAAAGCATTAATTGAACAGTTTCATCATTTTTAAGCCAAATAAATCCTTTTTTACCTATTCTTTTAGATAACTCATCATAATATTCTTGACATTTATTAATCGTTTCCATTTGTATATCTTTCATGTCATCTATTTTCTCATCTATAATAGGTTCATGAAAATATAAGGTATCATTTTCCTTACAATATCCACATATACAACCCCAAGGTTTTTCTGTTAAATTCATTATTGACAACTTATATTTTACAGGTAAATCTAAGTTAGGTCCTATTCCCCACAAATATTATCAACATCATGATCATGAAATCTTTCATGAACTAAAACGGTGTTTTCATTTGTTGGAACTAGCTCATATTTCATTTAATTCATCCCCTATATTATTCATATTTTAATTACCATAATCTATTTTTAAAAGTTTACCATTTTTATATCCCCAATTATTTACCCCACAATCATCTAACATAAAATCTTTCATTTTATCATCTTTATATCTTTCTTCTATCATTTCAACAAATGGTAACCAAGAATCATGGGGGTTATATCCATCTATAACAACAAAATCGACTTTTTCCATAATTAAAAACAATCCAAATCTATTACAATGATAAACTTTTGCTAAGTCTTTATGACTGCCGGAAAAAATCTTTTCATTTAAATTATGAATTATTCCCCTTATAAAAAGATTATAATGTTTTATATTGGGTATTTTAATAACAAAATTCTTAAAAATAAAAACTATTCTAGTGTTTCCTCTTTTATCAATATTAAAAAACATTTTTTGCCTCCTTATTTATTAGGACAATCATTTTTTAGTTATAAATATCGGTTTTGTTAAGTTACTTTATATAATTTTTTTGATAGAGTCGTACATTTCTAATTTCATTCTCGTTATTTCATCCACATTATCATGTTCATGATAATATAATGTGTTATTCTCTTCACAATAACCACATATACAACCCCATGGCTTTTCAGTTAATGGTATGGTTAAAGTAATGAATTGTTTCATATCTCCAGGAGAGTTATTACTAATAAATACATTAACTTTTACATTATAACTTCCGGGTGGTATCAGAAAATACTTCATAATATTTATTTCTCCTTTTTATTTATTCTTAATTTATAATATATATTTTTATAATATTTAAAAATTATATATTTAATCTTGTAAATATTTATCTAAATAAGATAAATAATTTATTTAGAGAAATACCCATTACATTTTTCACACTTATAAATTTTTATATTACCATAACTTTTATGTTCTTTTTTTAGTGATGTTATGAATTTATATAATCTTGAACAGTTACACTGATTAAAACTCTTCAATATTTGTAATTCTTTTTTATACCATGATAAACGTTTTTCTTCTCTTAGTAACATACCAATCCCTGAATCTGTAATATGACACCAAGAGTATTTAGATATTTGGTAATGTGCATTTAATGATGTTTGAGTTTGCTCAATTTTATTTTCAAATATTTTAATAATTAAATTCATTTAATAAAACCCTCATCTCCCTTATTTAAAAATTATGTTTTTATTCTTATAATTATCTAATTCAACATTAGATGTTAGTATTAAATCAACTGGATAACTATCAAACATGTTATTATGTGTTATTAAGAATATCTGTTCCGCTTTTATAATATCAAGCTGTATGTCTAGTATATTAAGAAACATAATTCTATTTTTTTGATCCAATGTGGCATCAATTTCATCTAATAACATAATATTATATTTTTTTATAGATTGCTCTATTAGAGCAAAGGACAAAGCTATTGAAACAAAGCTTCTTTCTCCTTGAGATGTGTGAATAATATCATCAATTTTCATATTATTTTTAATGTACGGAATCTTAAATTCCTTTTCATTAATTTCAAAATCATCTATTTCTAATTCACCTTTATATATAAAATCTAATAAATTATTAACAATCATTTTAGTATTTTTTAAATATAATTGTATGAATAATAAGGGTATACCTTTATTAGATGATACTGATTCTTTGATTAGTGAAATTTCATCAAATTGTTCTTCAAGGATATTTCTTTCTTCATTTAATGATTTAAATTCCCTTATTTTAAATTTAATATTATTAATCTCATTTTCTATCTTCTTTATTTGTACATCATAATTACTTATTTCTTTCTTATAAATATTTATCCTATTAAAATAAACTTCTGTTTCTTGAAGTTTATTTTTCTTATCTTTAATATATTTATCAATTTCATCATATCTTTCTTCTAATAGTATTAACCCATTATTTAAAAATGTATATGATAAATATAGTTCTTTAGTATTATTGTATTTATCAATAGTAATATTTAATTGATTAGTATTATCTTTTAAATCACTTATTTGATTTTCTAATGACAAAATATCATCATTAATCTTATTTATTTCATCTTGTAATACTTTCAATGATTTAGAATTCTTCTCTATAAAAATCATTTCTCTTTTAATTTCTTTAATTTTATCATTAATAGATAAATAATCTTCATAGTCTTCTAAAACACTAATATATTCAGTAATCTTCTCTTCATCAAAGAATGTAATATATTCCTTAATAGAATTAAGAAGATTATTAATATTGAAAAATTCTTCTGGTAATTTATCTAATAATTCTTTATTAGTCTTAATCAGTAAATAAATATAATTCATATTTTTACTAATAGAATCCATGGTTATATAATATTCTCTTCTAGTTTCAAGTTTATTATTTTCTTGGTTTAGTTTTTCAATAGGTGTTTCTGTTTTAGATGAATATCTATTATAAAAATTAATATATGGACATTCATTTTCTTTACAACCAGGAGTTTTAAACATAACGAATAAACCTTTATTAGTAAAACCACTTTCATTAAGATTCATAAGTTTAATATTATTCTTATTTATCTTATCATCAATTCTAAGAATATTTTCTTTAATTATACCATCTAAATTACTCTTATTTATTATATGATTAATTACTTCAATTACAGCATTAGAATTAAAAGTATAAATATTAGAAATAATATTATTAATTTCTTGCATTAGTCTTAAAGCTCGTAATAGTTCTTCTTTGGTACATTTAGGATTAAAATCTCTAAATATTTTTTTATAATTACTTTGTTTATTATTTAATTCTATATAGAAATCATTTAGTTTAATATACTCAACTTCAGATATAAGATATTTTAATTCATTATCAAGTTCTTCTCTTTTTAAATAAAGTTTATCCAATTGAGTAATATAAAAACTAATCATATTTTTATTAGATTCAATTTTACTATTAGAATTATATATATTCTTATCTAATTCTTTTATATTATCAGAAACATTTCCTATTATAATAAGATTCATTTTACTTTTTTTCTTTTTAATAGATTGAATTTCAATATGAATATCTTTTAATAACTCAATATGTGATTTTAAATCATTATTAAATGATTCTATTGAATCGGGTATTATTGATTCAATAGTAGTATTATATTTCCATATTAAACCTATATTATTTTCTCTATGTTCCTTTAACTTATTTAACTCTAATTCTAACTTCTTTATTTCATTCTTTAATTCTTTAATATCAATAATTCTCAACTTATCTATTTTATCAACAACTGATTTTAACATAACTCTTAATAATTTACTATCCTCATTTATCTTCTTATAAAATTGAGAATATATATCAATATCAGATAATAAATCTGATGTAAATCCTTTTCTTTCAGTTGCTTTCATATCAATAAAATTAGTTACATTAGAACCTAATCTAATTAATTTTAAGAAATCTAATTCTAATAAAAATTCCATTAAAATACATTCTTTAAATGAGTTAACATTACCATTAGGATTTAATTCAATATCATTCTTAGATATAAAGCTCTTAACGCTAATTCCATTTTTAGAATTAATGTAATGATGTTTAATTACGTATAAAATATCATCATCTTTTATATGTATTTCCTTATAACCATTCTCACCTTCTATTATTAAATTAGTGTTATTTCTGACATCCATATTACCAGGATAAGGAAAAGGATGTAAATGACTTATTAAAGATGTTTTACCTGAACCATTATCACCTACTAATAAAATAACCCTATTTTTTGATTTAGATATATCTATTTCAATAGTCTTTCTTCTCATAGAAGAATATATACTAGCCATATTTTTTAAACATAAATAAAGTATTTTCATAAGTTCACCTCCAAAAATATAAAAAAATAATAGACTATATAAATATAGTCTATTATTTTGTAGTTGATAATTTAAAAAACTAATTTGAAATACTTCTAGAAATATAATCTATTTTTTTCAATTCCTTAGATGTTTTATTTAAAATGACACTAATCCCATAAATAATATCAGATGAATTTAATAAAAAGGCTTTAACATCACGACTCTTAGATAAATCTACCATTAAAATATCTTTATCAAAATGTAACGGTAACGAATCACTCCATGCTATATTATATCCATCATCATTTTTACAGACAGAAATAGGAACAGGGCTATTTATTACAAAATTACCAACAAGTGTGTGAGTAACTTTTAATAATTCTAATAAATTCTCAGCAGCTTTAATTATATTTTCATTTACCATGGTGACCCCCTAATTTAAATTTAGTCTATTATTTTGATATATATTACCAACAATTTCACAAATTGAATTAACATCTTTTAATTGATAGCCTGCATAAAAGATACCATCTTTAAAAGTCACTGGTTTAATAGTTTCTTCTTTTTCTGAAAAGAAATTTTTATATTTCACTAAAAATCCACTATAAATTTTTTTACCATTTTTATCCCGTAATCCAGTATATAAAAGTTTCTTATGACTATCTGGGTTTAAAGTTAAACCTCTTCTTATATCAATAATTCTACCATCACAAGTTATTACACATTTATCTTTTTTCATATTCATTTTTATTTATATACCAAATAAGGAATTCAATATTCAAAATAAAGAACCTCCTTTATTCAACCGGAATTAAAATTACTGCTGGTATACCTCTAGGTTTATCGGGACATAAATCTTTCTCAGAAAACCCCTGTGCAATTAACTTATCCGACAATTTTCTGATATATATCCCACCAGAAGTTTTAGTAGTTTTATCAGGTAAATAAATACATTTTTTTATTTTTTCCAGTGGTTTTATATTCTCGGTACTTCTAGGATTGTTTCCTATGACAAGTATATCATTGTCATTGTAAGGTTTTAGTAATTTAATTAAATCTTTTTTTCTTATATACATATTTTTTACCCCCATAAATTTATTTTATTGAACTATTATATATACTAAAAACCTCTTTTACAATTTTATCAACTGTAGGAGAATTAATTCTATTACAACTAAATTCAATTTCATATTCATCAGTAACTGGAATTTCTTTTAATTCTTTTTTATTACTGAAAATACTTAAAAATATGTTATGGTCTGTTCGTGTATTTTCTAAAATCATTGTATATCTTTTTGCATGATAAATATGTTTCTCTAAAAATCTACAAAAATATATTTTACTGGAAAAATAATCCCCTGTAGTAAAGTCTTTCATATTCTTTGCATATATAACTCTATTCTTTTCTAAATCTAAATACCAAAAATACTCAGTATTATCATTTAGAGGATAAATTCTCCAATCTTCTTTATAACCAAAATATTTATATATTAATTCCTGTAACTTAAAATATTTATCAAGTAATTTCATTTTTCCTCCTCATTTAACTTATATTTTAATATCAATAACTAAACCACCATTACTATTTTCAGATGGTTTTTTATCCTTTTTTTTCTTTTTCTTTTCTACTTTCTTTTGAAACTTTTCTAACATATCAAATACATCATCAATACAGAAATTATCAACGTCTATTTTAGCCATATAAAACATCTCCTTTTTTATTTTATTTAAATAATAATATATATTCATATATGATTTTGTTGTTGAAATAATAAAAAATAAAATCCAATAATTATTGGATTTTATTATATAATAAAATAATTAATATTTCTCTAATAACTTACTAAATTTATTAACTAATAATAAGGATAAATCTTCATCCTTTAAGTTAATGTTATTAGCCTCTTTGCCAAATAAATAAATTAAACGTGTGATACCAAACTCAGAAACCAATGAAGTTATTTTTTCTTTACTTTTTATTGATAAAGGAATTTTTATTTCTTTTTCAAATAAATTAAAAAATATCTCATCCTCTTTAGAAGGAGTATAGTACAGTCCATGAATTGCCCAGTTTCTAACTATAGAAACAAAATAACCAAAAGTCTGTTTTTTCTCATCATCTTTTCTAGAAAATACATCTATGGCCGCTTCTAAATATTTAATAGGGTTAAGCTTACGTGAAGTAAGATAAAAATATAATTCTTTTATACCCTTAACTTCAATATCATGTTCATGAATATTTGGGGATATATTTTTCCTATAATAATTTATTAAATGGTCTATTTCAGTACCAACTTTATCAACTTTATTCTGAGTATTATTTTTTGTCTGCATTCTACTCCATGCTGACCTAACTGTAGTGATAAGTATATTCTTATCTTTTGAGAATTTCTTTAAACCATCCAATTTGTCATCTTCAACATATTTAATTAATTCATTTTTTAAATCATTCGTCCAATTAATACGTTTCATTATCTACATCTCCTATTGTATTTTTAAATGAATTATATAAATAATATATATTCATATATAATTTTGTTGTTGAAATAATAAAAAAATAAATCTAAGAAATTAATCTTAGATTTATTAAATTAATTATATTTTTTCATGAAATTCTAAAACGGGTCTCCAACCAATATCAATTGATGAATATGCTGGCGGACAATTAAAATAACCTAAGTTTTCACCATAACCATTAAATGAATATGTTGACCTTGGTTGAGAAAACATATTTGGTAACTTTTGACACCATGAATAAATATAAAGCCACTTTTTTAGTTCAGATTTATTAGAATTATTTTTTATAACTTCATCTATTTCAGGTATATTAAATTCATCAGGATCAAGTTTTTCACTACCATTCATCATTAGTCTAAGTTTAGAATGTGGTAATGCTGAGCTAATATTAATAATTTTTTCACCATATACTAATCCATGTTCATGAAGGGTATCTATTGATATATTGATTAAAATAACTCTATCACATATTAAGATTTTTTTATAACCATTTTTAATAACATGCCATTTTAATTTATCCTGTTCATCAGACTCTAAGTTTCCAATTGTCCATTTAGACATATCAGGTAATGTTAAAAAGTCTGATATATCACTCTCTTCCCCTTTTTCAATCCATGGTCTCTTTGGTAAAGGTTGAATAACACCATCTCTTAATAGTACACCTAAATTAGTAATTCCATGATATTCTAACATTTTACACCCCCTAAATATTTTTTTATTATTTATGTTATTTAAATAATAAAAAATAAATCTAAGAAATTAATCTTAGATTTATTAAATATAAATTAAGTAATTTTATTATTAGCCGCTAATAAATACATTATTACATTTGCAGTAATTTCAGGGTCTTCAATATTAAACCCAGTTATTAATTCTATAGTTTCCATATAGTTTTTAAAATAAAAGTATTCTAAAAACTTAATTGCTTTTTTAGTAAATTCTTCTTCATTTAATTTACTAACATTTTTCCAATTACGAATAATAACTTCAACAGTACGTTCAGGTTGATAATTTTCTGTTCCGAACCCACCATACCAACCTGAAGTTAAATAAGCAACTAAACCGGCAAATGAACTAGTTTTAATATTTTTAATTCCAGGATACTTTACAATTGAATAATAAAGAGCATTATTTAAAACAGAATTTCCATGTTCTTTATCTTCATTAATATTAGTACATTCTTTAGAATTTAATAAATTCAATACTTTATTTTCTTCAGTGGGATTATCAAAATATTTTAAAATAATATCTTCATTTAATAACATTATTAAAACAACCCCTTTTTTTAGTTTAAAGTACCTTTAATTTTTTCAATAAATATTTCAGCATCAACTAATAAGTCCTTTCTTAATTTAGCAAAAGAATTATTACGACCTATATTATACATATTTAATAATTCAGCTATAATCACTTTTTCTGATCTGTTATCAATATTCAGATTTTTAACGGACTTTTCTAAATTAAGGAATAATTGGGAATATTCTGGATTATTTTTAAGTGTTACTTCAATATAATTTTTACTATTTAACTTCCCAATACAACCATCTAAATCATATTCATCAGGAATAAAGACATATAAGTATTCATCATTTTCATCAAATTCTTTATATAAAACCAATCCTTCCATCATTAACACTCCTTTCATATACTATAATTCAATTAAAGTTTTTTTACCTGTACCAATATAATTAATCTTACAATTTATTTGGATTTCAAATTTTTGTATATACCTTTTAATAATATCCGACACTACATCCGCCGATTCATTACATGTATAATCAATATAATCTAAATGATTCATAACAACTATATTTGGTTTGTTTACCATTATTGCTCTCTTAACAAGATCTGCATCAAACTTACCAACTCTTCTTTTTCTTAATGTAGCTGATGTATATTCAGTTAAATCAATGTCGGACCCATATATAGGTAGTCTTTCCCATGATATTTCATTTTCTAATGGACCTGAATTACCTCCAACTCTTATTGGAAAAGCTCGAATAACCATAATAATATTTTCGACATCAAATGGACTCATTCCAGATTCCATTAAAAATCCTGCCGCAGTTGTATCTCTGCTAGTACAATATGGGTAATTTTTAGAATGAATTGGTGATAAGTCGAACCCCTGTGTACCCTCAATAATAACATGTTTACCTTCATCTAAAAGGCCTCTTAAATATGTTTTTGTATCACAAATATATTTTTTTATACAAGCACAATCTTTAGCAAAAGTTATATTAGATGTTCTTTTCAACCTTTGGATAACGGCTTGTCCTGTCCCACTTTCAGTAGAACCAATACTAAGCTGTAATCTATCTTCTCTTTCACTTATTTTCATACATTCATCAATAATAACTGCAAATGGGTCTATTTTAAGATTATTGTTTTTAACCTGTGTTTTATTTATTTCTTGAAATAAAATACCCAAATCAATATACGAACCACTAGGCAGTATACTAACAATATTTTCATCAATAGAAACAGTAGGTAAAATTCTTAATACAAACTCACCTTTATTTTCATCGACAACAATATGACCAGAGTTAGTCCCACCTACACGTACAACAGCAGAAGCTTTTAATTTCTGTGAGAAAAAATATGATACCTTTCCTTTACCCTCAGAACCATACTGCCCACCTACTATAATAGAGATTGGCATCTAGATACCTCCCTTTAATATATTAATACCTTTTAATACCATAAAAAATTTTATATGGTATTAAAATATAAAAACATATTATTTATTTTTTTCTTCTTTATCCCATGTAAAATAAATATTATATAATAAATCTACTTCTTCTTCACTTAATACTTCCCATCTACTTCTTTGTAATTTAGAAACCATGTTTCTATAACACTTATCATTTTCTTTACACATATCGTCAGCTGTATCAATATCATCAATAATTTTCCATAAATGATATAGTTTTTCCCGATTATTAAGTGCTAAACAAATATCTTTAGCTTGATCAGGACTTTTACATTCGATTATTAAGTTATCATGTTCATCATAAATGTTATTAACATAATTCTTACCAACAACATATTTACAAATTTTATTATCTATAAACCTTCCTTTACCTTTAATCAAATCTTTAATACATGTATACCTATAATTTAATTCTTTTCTTATTTCATAACATCTATTATTAATTTTAGAAAATATATCTTCCCACTTCTTATCGTACTCATATTTACTATTTTCATAACTATTTATAACTAAGGCGAGTTCACGTATAAGAAGTTGTATTTGTTCATTAGCTGGTATAATGGTATAAATATTTATTAAAGGAATTTTAGATTCATCATTTTCTTCAGGAAAAGTTGTATGTGCATAACAATATTTAAAACTATTTAAGGGTTCATTAACAAATTGAACAACTACATTAATATCAGGATACAATTCTGTCATAACCTTATTTACAGTTTCAAACGGGTCATTAACAATTTTTATCATTACAATTTCCTCCTTTATTTTTGTTATATTCATGAAGATACTTAGCATTGTTTTTAGTAAGAGAAATTAATTGTCTAAAATTTTCTTTAGCTTTAAGATAATTTTCTCTTAATAATTGAAGTCTTTTCCATTTATCTTCATTCCATCCAAACTTTTTATTAAATTCTTTAAAAAATTCTAATTCACTACATTCATCATCAGTATCTTTACAATCCCAACCACAAATAATCCCATAAATCCAGGCATCCTCTTTACATTCACTAAAATCTTTAGAACTAAATGATATTGTACGCTCTAAAGATTCAAAAGGGTTTTCATTAAGAGTTAAATCATCAATAGAACTAGCAAGAATATTAAGTTCCTCAGGATACATTTTAACATCTCTCCTTATTACAGATATTTTAATTTTTTCTTCTGTTATTATACCGTCTTCTAAAAGATTATGCAGTTTATCAAGATCGACATCTTCTTTCTGAACTTTAACTTGAATCCAATTTGGTTCATGTTTTCTATAGTCAAGAAAGGTTTTAGGCTCTTTACCTAAAACTTTTTTAAACATTTCTACAACCCTTTCACCAGCTGCCTTACATTTAACAAATCCAGCAAGATCATAGCCAACCCCTCTTGATGAAAACCATTCTCCACCATTTTCAGGAGGGTTATCAGGTCTTACATAAGGGTGTGAGGGTATACCTTTTCTTGGATGTTCTTGTAAATTTGGATATATTGGTGGAGAACCGAAACCTATACAAGATTCTTTCACTCCGTCTGATAAAACTACAAAGAATCCATCACATTCACCACATTTTACAGGATGTGAACCACCACCTGAAATAACAGTACCATAACAATACTCACATCCACAATGTACACAACCATATTGTTTAAAATTAGATGCACTTACAGCAATAATTTCATTACTCATTATATCCATCTCCTTAAATTTTATACATAATTTTTTCTTTTTAATTGTTTCTGTTTAGCAACATTTATTCCATTAACATCATCCATCAGTAGTACTAATCCTAATATTCTAATTAGATTTCCAAGGTTTTCCCCTTTCCATAAATATAATCTAACATCATGTATTTTATTACTGTTATCAGTTAATTTCATTTCAAGCTCTATATTTTCCGTAAAAAAGTTAAATATCTTGTTTAACTCAGAAATCGAATCAGTAACTAATAGATCATACTCCAATAAACTTTCTAATTCCCCATGACCATAAATACCAGATAAGTTATGATAATTATCATTACACAAAACATTCTTATGATTAACACTATATAACATTTTTATTACCTCTTTATAAATTAATCAATAACTTTAAAATCATAAAACACAAGATATTTATCAATACAAGTTGTAAAATCAGTTTTAATAATTTTACCATATGACCATTCTAAACAAATGTGTTTATCCATTTCAATAAAACCTTTTACTTTACAAAAAATATGGCTTAGATACCTAATAAAATCATTAAAAAGATTTATTGGAGCATTAGGATGAGTATACTCAATCACTATTCCAGTACCAATAGATTTTTTTAATATTACATAAAAATCTGGATTAATAATAGGAAAAAAGTAAGGATGAGGATGGTCTCGTCCCTCAATAATAATTAACTTTTTAGATATATCTATAGTTCCATTAAAAATAGTTATAAAACAGGGGTAATAAATGATTTTAATATTTGGAATTTTAGAGAATTCCAAATATTTTAGTTTTGCTTCATGTGGAGTTAAAGCAATATCTAAACTAACAAATTTATTATTTTTGTCAACACAATTTATAGTATAAAAAGTATCGTCTAATATTGTTTCTTCTGTCATATATTTCATTGAAACTGGTCGTAGTCCTAATTCCTTAATTATACTAGTGTCTTGTTGAAAATTATACATTTATTTACACCTCCTTGTTAGTCTTTCCTGTAATCTGTTCAAATATAATAGAAGTGCCAGTTATTTTAATAACAAATAAACTAAAAATTCTATTACCAAATTGAATTCTAATTACATCTCTAACATCTATTTTATCTCTATTTCTAATAGAAGTAATAAAATTCGGATTAAATATTTCTTGTATATCACCATTATCTTTTTTAACAAATAAAAGTTTATCTTTAAAATCTAATTCTTTAACTTCTTCATAAAAATCTATTACTTTTACAGCTCCACCACCTATACCACTACTTTTACAGGCTTCAGAAATAGAAGTACCTCTAATCATTTCTACTTTACCATCTTTCCAATGTAATCTATAAATATTCATCATTTTTATTAAATCTCCTCTATAATTTATTTAAAAATCTTTACTATCAATAATTATACTTTCTTTTAATGGGTTCATTTTATCAACTCCACTATCAAATATTTCTAACCTCCAATCTATACCTAAAACTTCACACCATATCTTAAAATTAGATACAGACATTTTAGTATTATTATTTAATCCAGATTTTCTATTATTAAGAGCATAGTTATCTAAGAACTTACTCTTATAATTCTTTAAATTTATTTTCTTTTCAGTAATAATCTTTTTAACAGCCACTTTTAAAAAGTCATCTGTTGGTTTAATAGTTGGTGTATATGTTTCAGTATTATTATTAATAATCTCAACATCATCGGGATTAGCAAAATTATCTTTATTTTCTTTTACTTTATCAAATAACCAATCAATATTTAATTCAGTGATATTATCTATACTATATATCTTTCTTTCTTTCTTACTTGGTTCAACAAATTTATATGTTCCGTTTTCTATATAAATACCTGGTTCTAAATCACTTTTAAGTTTATTAATCTTACCGTGAAATATATAAACTAAATCACCCTTTATATAAGCAAAACCAACTGTTAATTTATCATTATTAAAAAATGGTTTAACTTCATGTATTTCATCATCTTTTGTAAAGATACATCTTCCTAAAAATACTTTTACTTTAGGCATATATTACAACCCCTTATTGGTTTTTGTTATATAAATAATATATATTTATATATTAGGTTATTATAAAAAAATAAAAGGGTGTAAAAACTACCCTTTTAATAATATTTTTTCATCAGAAGCATACCAACAACCATTTTTAAACTCCAACCAAACTTTATTTGTCATAATTTCTCGTATAACATTTATTGGAATACGAGTTCCTGACACATATTTAGCAAAAGCTAAACAAAGAGTGACATAACCAGGTTTTTTCTCTATATTAGCTTCTGTTATACTTTTTAACAAACCCAGATTAATTACCAATCTGGCTTTTCTACCCCGCATTACTTCATAATTATGACTAGATACGATAGTACTAGAAACAGTATCAAAACTATCATCACTAAGATTTTTAACAATGTTGATTAAATTCATATTTTTCACCTTCCATAAATTTATTTATTTCTAAATAATAATATATACTTATAATTTATAAATATACTAAAGTTTTATATAGTTATATTTATATGGAAGAGGATTAGAACTTTTTCTCTCGTTTTCTCTCAATATATTTAAAGCTTCATTAATTTCACTTACATTTAAAATATTTAAAATACGACGAGATAATTCCCAAAAATCACAATCGGTTAAAATAATTTTAGATTTAAGAAATTCGGAAAAATCATCGGAAATTCCGTAATAATCTATTTCATCTTTAAGAGTTGTTAAATCACAATTAGAACATTGATCTGAAAAAATACTACTGGGTGTATTAATTTTATGATCACACCAACTACAAATAATATCACTCACTAATAATCAACTCCTTTTTTATATTTTAAAAATTAAAGAATTCTTTATCTGATTTTGGTCTATATACAAAGCCTTTAACTTCTTCTTTATCTTTATTATTAACATCTGAAATAGGATGATACTTTTTAGTACTAATAGTAATATTATTTAAATCTTCTCCCTTATCTAAACAACTCACATAATAATTTAATAATTGTTGTGAATATGTATATATATCAACTTTACTTAATGTATAAAATAATGATTCAAAAGCATCAATAGGTAATTCAATAAAATTATCACTATTATTTATATACATAATAACACCCTCATATGAAACTTCATTTTCATCATATATAATTGAAGGTTTTAATATCATTCTTTGATTTAAACCTAAGTTATAAATCTTTAATGTATATTTATCTACCATATCAGGATATATTACAATTTCTCCTTTAGAATTCATTGCAAATATTTCATCACCATATAGATTAGTTAACATAGTTTTAAAATTCTTTATTAACTGATATATATTACGTTGAGTAATCATAATAGATCTACTCTTATCCCATTCTTCTTCTTTATTATTAATATCTAATGATAAATAAACTGATGGATTTAAAGTAAGATATTTAACCTTATTAAATTCAAATTTTTTATGATAACTTTCTAACTTATTATTTTTTTCTTGATATAATTTAACATTAATTTTTAAATTAAAATTTTTAACTGGTTGTAAAATAACTCTACTAATTCTTTGTACTTTATTCATTATATCACCCTAACAAATAAAATGCTCTATTATTAAGTTGAGGATGAAATAAAAAAATAATAAAGTGATAAATATAAATAATTTATCACTTTATTAATCAATATTATTTAGTTGGAATATGTGGGGTATATTGAAGTAATTGGTATATTACACATATAAAAATAATTTGCTAATTCAGGTGACAGTTCATAAATTTTTTCTATTATTTTTTCACATACTTCAATATTTTCATCAGAATTAGCAGATACTCCAATAATACGTCGTTTTTTATTTTCAGTAATAAAAATTGTATTATTAATTTTTTCGTTGAAAATTATACTAATTCTTAATTCACCCAAAACCCAACTGTAACTTATCACAGGAACGTTTTTAAAATTACCACTTTCCTGTTTAGATGTATAAAAATCATTTAAGTCACATTTAATTAATTTATCCCAATCAGGTAAATTGATAACATTCTGAATACAACTATAATACTGTTTTAAGATATTATTATAGTCATCATCAGATATTTCCTCACTAATTATGGGTCCATTTAAAAAGTTAAATTGTTTTTTATTTGCCATTATAAAACCTCCAAATAAATTTATTTATTTCTAATTAATAATATATATTTAATATACATATTAAATTATTATATTAAATATCTTCTTCTATACCATTCATTTTAATCTTAATATAAAAAAGATTTGTATTTTCATTCTCCTTCCTTTTAACTTGAAATTTATTATTAATATCTCTTATAGATTTAATTCTATCTAAATATTCTTCTTTATTTTCATAATCAAGTGAAACAAAACATTTATTTGGTTCGTCTTCTTTACGATAACTAAATAAATCTTTTTCAAATAAACATTTAAAACTCTCTGGTTCTCTTGAATCATCAAAGAATAATCCATGAGTTTTACAGAATGGTGTTACAATACCTGAAGTTCCCATAATGTTCATATAGATAGTTAATCTATACAGTTCTCCTATGAACTTCCCTAAGCTTTCCTTAGGATATCAGACTATATCACCATCTCTATATAATAATATTTAATATAGAGAGTTACCTATTTCGATTTAAGGGATTTTCACCCACTCACTTGAGCCCTACTCCTAATGCTTATTTCAAAGCTAAAGGATAGTCGTTGAACTTTATTCTTATATATAATAAGAATCTTAGCTGCGGATCACTCAATCTTTTACCTTGTTACCATACCCTAGATAGTTAGTCTAAGCCATTATATTATTACTAATATAACTTGGTAGTAAAAGCTCTAAGAACTTCCCCGACAATTAAAGTAATTTTCATTATAGATTATTCCATAATGTCCCAGATTTTACATTTCTAGGATCTGAATTGCCGCATACGTTAATATCGAGCTTCCCAATGTAAGATGGGTGAATATCACGATATTTTTTTGATATCCTATTATCATTCTTGTTCCCAACACTATTCGGTTTTTAATTCACATAGATCGTTAATCTATGCAGTTCTCTTATGAACTTCCTTATCTCTCGATAAGATAATAGACTATATCTTCATCCATTATATAATCAGTATAATGGAGTTTCCTATTTCGATTTAAGGGATTCTCACCCACCTACTTAGGCCCTACTCCTATTGTGTATTCCAACACTAAAGGATAGTCGTTGAACTTTATTGTTATATTAAAAAGTATAGTTTTTTGATATATGCACCCATGAAATCCTTTTTTTTATTTTCCATATTAATCCATTGTATGCCATATTTATTTGTATATTTTTAGATAACATATTTAATTCCTCTTTTATTTCATAAGTGGAATATTTCTTTTCTAATAAATTACATATATCATGAATTAATTTTGCTGAATATTTGTTATACACATGGGATTCACCCTTAGACGGATGTTGTAATCCTTTAATCCATGAATGTTCAATATTCTCTTTAGGAGTAACCCATTCTAAATTCTTATAATAATTATTACCTTTAAAAGTATCCTTATGATTAATTTGAATAATTTTTTCATTGAAAAATATTTTTAGTGGTAAAAAATAATATCCAACTAATCTGTGCACATAAAATTTTCTCCTTCTAGTATAAATAGCTACCAATGAACATCTTAAATATCCATCTTTATCAACAAATGGTTTTATAAGTTTATCAGTTAGTTTATTTCTAACTCTACCATAATTACTAATTTCATATATGTCTTTTACATTATATTCTATAATGTCTTTCCATTCTTCTTCATGGGTTTGAATGTGTATTATCATTTAAAACACCTCTTAATATAACAATCTTAGCTGCGGATTACTCAATCCTAAAACCTTTTTACCATACCTTAGTTGATTAGACTAAGCCACTATATTGTTCCCAATATAGTTTGGTAGTTTTAGGCTATAAGAGATTTCCCGACAATTAAAGAAAACACAGGCCCTTAATTGACCTTTAATAGTATATCTCAGTTTACTAAAAAAGTCCATATCATTTATTTTATCATCAAATCTCAATAGTCCTGAATCATGTAAATTCTGAATTAATATATCGCCTGGGAATTTAAATATTTCTTCAATATTTTCTAAAGTCATTTTATTACCTAAACTTATAACTCTATTCATTCTTTTACTAAATGCTTTAGTTAATAAAGAAGCAATATATTCATTACATCTTAATCTTTTATTGTCTATAGATAAATTATCTTTCTTTCTTAATTCATCAAAATTTTGAATCATCCATCTGATAACTGAATAAACATTCTTTCGATGTTCATAGTCTATCTTCAATATATTCTTAGTAGTTTCATCTATTAATCTATCAAAGAAAACTAAAGTATTTAATCCTTTTTCATAATAATTATAAGCCATAGTAGCACTTAAGCTACCGATACGTCCAACCCAATACTCTAAATCATTTAAAAATTCAAAACTTAATCTATTATTAGAAACATTTATAATCATGAAAACTATACTCTGTACATATAGATATTTGTTAAAGAAGAATCTATTTACTTTTATTAATATTTTCTTATTAATACGAAAATATATATATTTGTCTAAATCTACTTCTGTTTCAGTAAATTCTATAATAGAATCTAGTGAGAAATATTTAAGTGTTTTTTCAACACCCATTTTAGCAAAATAAAATAAAAGTACATCGACTTCTTTTCTAAACACAAATACCCCATAAGTATTAGCAGTATAAGTTTCTCCTTGAGTATCTGGATATTCCTTTTTATTTCTTTTTAAAGATAATGGCATTAATGATTTAAGAATTAAATTCTGTTTGGTTGTATAAGTTGAACTATCAACAAGTTGATATATTAAGAAATATTTTTTACCTTTAATAGTGTAATAACCATTTTCATCTGGAATTGGTATTAATAATTTCTTAGTAAATAATTTACTCTTATTCTTACAATTTAAATTAAATCTTAGTTTTAATTCCCCATATCGACTATCTTGTAAATACATATATTTTTCTGAAACTTTTTTATTTCCTTCTTTAGTTTGTTTAACTTTCTGTCTTGTTGATATATAATCATTGATATCAATCTTAGATTCATCATCAATGAATTCATATCCAAGAAATTTGATATTCTTAAGAATCTCTAATGATTTACAACTATTAGCAATATAATGAATCAATTCATCATCATAATTATGATTAATTATATCATAGTTGATTCTTTCCTCATTTGGGTTATTATAATGAGTTATAAACTTCTTCATATAATTTTTTATACCACCTTTCTAGAAAAATATAATACTATAAACAATTTTTATCCAATAGGAAACCAATTAAGGCTTCCTATTGGATAATGTATATTTTTTATTCCTCTTCATCCTCAGTGGTATTATCATCTTTAACCATGAGTTTAAATTCTTGACCAGGGATTAAGAACGGTGTGAAGTTACCTACTTTTTCACCTTCATCATTTTCCCTATAAGAAATACCCATGTCAAACAGCTGCATTAAATTGATAGAAATATCTTCCCCAGCAGTTTTCTTTTCATTTAGATAAGCAATTGATTGCTGTAAGAAACGATATGCAATCGTTGCAATTGCTGGTGCATGTGTAACATTAATGTTGTGTTCACTGATAAGAGCTTTATTTGCTCTTTCACAAATTTTAGTAATTTCCTTCTGATTCTCTCTGATTTCCAAAAATACTGCATCATCCTTATTACTTGCCATAATAAATAACCTCCCCTTATTTTTTAATACTAATATTTTGTTATTAGCATATTAGTTTTTAATTTTATTAAATTTAAAAATGATATCATGTAATTTCATAGTCATAAATTCATCTTCTTTTGAGTACAGTTTTTCACTAAATTTGTATTCAAGAGCTTGACTTAAAAAAGCATGAACTATAGTGAAAATCGCATCAGATGAAGTGATATTGATATCAAATTTCATTAAAAGAATATCATTAGCCATATCACAAAGTTCATTATTCTTTTCATCAGTGTTTAATAAAATAGCAACTTCTGAATTAGTTTCCCGTTCAATATAATCATCATGAACAGGTTTTATTAAATAAATAATGTCTTGAACTTTACTATTCATATAGCAAAAAAGATTAATATCATCTAACTGTATTCTACTTTCTTTATTCTTTTCTCTATCAATTAAACCATGTAAAAAAGCATACACAATTGTAGCAACCGATGGATATAATAAAATATCTATATTATTTAATTCATATAATCTTTTAGATGTTCTCTTACAAATTTCTCTTTCAGAATCATTTATTTTTATTAACAAACAGTCCAGATCAATACTACTCAACTGTCACAAAACCCCCTGTGTATCAATTTTTTCTTTCATATTTAAATATTTTGTAAGCATCCTCTAATGTTACAATAGGTATATAATCTTTTTTAGCTTTATCAACTTTAGATGATTGAACACCTAAATCTTTTACAACTACCATATCAATCCCTTTATTATAATTATCAACAACTAGTATGTTTTTATCGTCAAGGAATTTTTCAAATTCCCTATCACGGATTTTAGTAAAACATACTTTACCAATATATTCACGCAAATCTTCTTTTATAACTAATTCGGAACATAAGAAATTTATAAGTTCAATATTACTATTTACTCCTTTAATTATCTTTTCAGCTGTTTTATTTTTTATTCCTCCTATCATAGTTAATTTTTTTACATCATTATTTAAACATATATCTTTTAATTCATTCAAATAATATATATTTAAAATACGTTTAAATATTTTTCTCCCTATATCGGGTATCCCCAAAGAACCTAATAATTCATAGTTATAAACAGTTTTACGACTTTTAATACTATCAACTATTTTATTAAATATTTTTTCACCAAATCCTTTAAATAATAGGATTGTTTGTTTATGATCTTTAATAAAGTATAAATCTTTAATACTTTTTACAACACCTAATTCATATAATAATGTGATAATACCACTAGAAATATTAGGTATAGATATCTTTTCAGCATAATTTATAATTTTACCTATTTTTCTAGAATCACAATTTTCATTAACACATTTTAATATAGGATCTTTAACTAATGGTTGTTTACAATAACGACATTCTGTTGGAGTTTTAAATAGTTTACCTTTTTCATTTCTTTTACAAGTTTCATCTATAATTAAATATGGAATTACATCATACTTAATTATAACTTCATCACCTTTTCTTAATTTACGTTCTTCAAATGTATCTATAGAACCTAAAGAAATATTAGTTATTGTATTACCATTTATTTTAACTGGTTCAATTATAGCAACAGGTGCTATTGAACCTAAAATACCAGTTGACATTATAACATCTTTAATTATAGTTCTTTTTTGTTCAGGTGGTAACTTATATGCAACTTCAAATTTATTAATATTATTTTCTCTCCCAAGTTGTTTAATGGTATTTTCATTTGCAAGAGTTATAACAACACCATCAATCGGGATACCATCTTTTCTAACTGAACGAACCATAGTTTCTATAACTCGTTCAATATAATCAAAGTCAGTAATATCTTCAATTAAACTAAATCCTATTCTACTATTTAAAATTGATGTAGCAAATTCATCACTTATTCTCTGATATTGAAGAGGTATTATTGTTAGATATTTTAAAAGATTTTTATTTATATCTTTACTTGTATTAAGAATTGATGAAACTGCACTTCTTGAACTTTTTAATATTCTTTCATTCTTACAAAATTCTTCAAAATCAAAATCCTTCATAATAATTTCTGTTTTTACACCATAGTCCTCATTAAATATCATAAACTCATATTTATTATCGTCACACATCATAACCTCTTTATAATATTTAATATCTACAAGACCAAAATTAAATTTGATTCCATTAAATAAATCAGTTATATCTATTGCTTCATTATTATCAACATCACCTCTAGTTAAAACTTTGTCAGCTGTTTTTAAATTAGATTTAAATTCAAAAATACCAGATATACCATCATATTTTGGTGTCATTCTAGCAACTTTCTCAACATTATTTAACTTTCTCCCTAATTTATTTTCAATACCTTTTATCCAATCTTCTAAAGATTTTCTATTATCCTTTCCCTTATCTTTCTTTCTAATAAAATGAATTTTATCTAAAGTACCTCTTAAAGCTGGATAACTGTGATAACCTATTTTTCTATCTTTAACTTTATTAATAGGAGCACCAACAATTTCTTTCATTTGTAAGTCTTTGTTCAGTTCATATAATCTATCATAATCTTCATCACTAACAGGAGAATCAACTTCACTATTATTATAAATATCTTGCAGTATCTTTATTATTAATTCAATAATAATTAAATCATCTGAATTATAATTTTCAGTCCCACTTAATAAAATATTTATAATTCTATTAATTCCAATGGTATTTAATTTTTCTACAATCACTTCATAATCATCAAAAATATCTAATCTTTCAACAAAAATAACTGATAATGAATCAATAATATTTTTTTTGTCTAACATATTAAAGCCTCCTAAAGTTTTTATATTATGTTAAATATATAATATATAAATAAAAAATAAAGGTTATTATTTTAACCTTCATTTTATTTGTTTTTAATATCCTTGGTATCCTTCTTCAATTTTTTCTATAAAATTAATTTCATACTTGTTAAGTTTAAAGGTTTGTATTCCAATCCATGAAGAATAAGTTGGATAAATTTCTCCTTTGTGTTTAAATGCAGGAAACCTAAACCCTGTTTTAGTTATAACTGTTAATAATTTACTATTTCTTTTTGTACTTTCATTTTTAATACTAGGGTATCCACCTTCATACAAAGAATATCCATCTACTACAATATAGTCCTTATATTTAAGTTGTTTTGTAGTATAATATACTCTCATTAATAAACCAGAAACCAATTTAGCTTTAGTAGAAGATTTATATCTATCATAATGGTAATCCTTGGTTTTTCTATGAAGAACAAGTTTCTTTCCATTATCCATATAAGAAACAAATTCTCCATTTTCAAGTACAAATAATCTAATTTCATATTGTCTATTAGGATTTACAGTAAATCTTGGGGTGGAACCAAAAATAATATGTGTATTTATAATTTTTCTATTAATAAAATCTAAAACAAAATTATATTTACCATATTTTTTATTACAATTAAAATCAAATTTTGCAATATTTATTAAGGTGATTTTACAAGTTTTGTTTGCATAAAACATAAAACGGTCTGTTAAATTACTGACGGATTCAACTCTATGAATAAAAACTTGCGGAAATTCATTTAAACTATTAATTTCTGTTATATTATATTTAAAAATTATTATATGATAACCTGGTTTAATCATAACTTTGGCTTGTTCATATTGATTAATTTTTTTTGTATTATTAATGTATTCAGTATCACTATATCCATCACGGGTTATACCAATTGGTCTATTAAACTTTTCATCTGTTATTACCATAGCATATTCATTTGGTTTTACAAATTCAGTTAAAAAACAATTTTTTAATTTATTTTCGAAATAAATATTGTATTTTTTATTAACTTCTGTTGTATCAAGTTCATATAAATTTAAATCAATAGGTTCATCAAGTGTATCAACAATCACAAAAACATCTCCTTTATTTTTATAAACTTTTCAAAATTGTTTATTTGTTATTATAATAATATATAAATGAAAAAAATGAGGATTTAAGTATCCTCAATGATTTTTTAAAATCTAGCACCTTTAAATAAAAGCTTTAAATAATCTTCAGAAACAAAAACATCACCAATATCTTTCATTTTTGGTATTTCTTTTTCTGGTTTAGGTTCAGAAGGTTGAATGGGAGTGAGAATGTCTAACGATTTTTTATTTTCAGCTTTTTTCTTTTTAAACTTATTGTATTCCATTATAAAAATATCAGGTAGTCCTGATATACATGTATCATTAAACTTGGTTCTAACTGTAGCATACCAAGTTAATGCCTCATTGTGTAAACTTTGAACAGTATTAGCATTAAATAAATTTTTATTTACTTTAAAGAAATTTAATAATTGTAATTGGTCAATTTCTTTTGAATTACTTAAAAAATCATTTATATATTTTTTAAGTAATTTTATATTACCTTCATTACAAATAATCAAAGGATTATTCTGTTTCTTAAAAGAAATTACATCCTCAAGAATAATCCTTTTCATAATCATTAATACTGTTTTTTCTGATAAGCCATTAAACAATTTTTTTACATCTTCATCATCCGCAATATCACTAAACGACTTTAATTTATCATTAACCGTTTTAATAACTTCGACATCATCCAATAATGACAATGATTTTATTAAATCATTATATTCGGTGCCCAGTTCAATCTTAAGTGCTACGCCTATATTTTTAATAAAGAAAGTTATCAATTCGTCTTTTACTAAATCTAGTGAGCAATTATTTAAAATTTCTTTTTCAATAAGGTTAACTTCTGGTTTTGTTGGTTCTATAACAGTAACAACGATTTTATCAACTTCGGTGGTATCTTGGGCTGAAGTTGTTGTTTCTTTTTTTTCATCACCGGTTTTTAATACAAAACCAGTAGATAAATCATTGATTATATCATCGGTCTCAATAACAAGACCTTTAACATGTTCATTGACAAGTTCACTCATATTTTTAAACTCATCAATGATATTGTTTTCATCTGAAAAATTTTCTTTCAAAAAAGTAATAACATTATCTTTTTCCCAAATTCCTCCAGGAACATGAATGTCATTAAGATAGGATTCATGTTCCTCAATAAATTTTTTAAATTCACCCTCTGTATTAACATCTGTTGGAAGATTGTCAAAAAGTTCTTTTAAAATCTCCATTTTTTTCTTACCTAGATCACCAGCCATACATTTTACCTCCTTAAATTTATATTTTTTTTATAATATTTACATAAGAATGGAACATAGATAAATTGAATCTTTTATTTATCTATAGTAATAATATATATTTGTAATGATGGAAATACGGAAAATCAATATACCGACATAATATTATGTCGGTATATTTTATTATTATATTTTAATATCAATAACAAATTTTCCTTCATTAAATTTCCTTTTTTCAATCTCATCATCTATAAGTTTTTCAAAATCTCTTTTAGTTCCAACAAATACTTTATTTTCTTTATATTCATTAGTAATGTCAATTCTTCTTTTAATATCTTCAAATTTTTTATTATCAGTTAAGAAGAACTTTCCATTATAAAATTTACCTTCAAGATGTCCAGTATTAATCTTTATATCAAATAGGTCATTATTAAATTCTATACCTAATCCCATTGATTTTAAAAATACCGATAATATTTCAATATTTCTATTTTTAAAATTTGCTTTATACTTAAAATCTTTTATAGGATTTAATCTTGTCATTAAATTTTTACCTAAATCACGTCTACCTATAACTGATGACCTATAGAATAGATGTAGTTGAGCTATTAGTTCAGTTGGAACCCCTATATTAGTATTAAGATTTTCATCAATACCTATTCTTATAGGAGTTTTAGAATAAAGTTCCTGGTGAGTTTTAGCTTTATTAGATTTTTCAGGTAATCCTTTTCTTGATAAAGTTCCAGTTGATCTAGCTGAAAAACCTTTCTTAGCTGTTTGCATTAATTTCATTACATACATATCTCCAACTATTAATTTCTTCATCATTTTAATCTTTCTACCAAATCTATTTACATAAACATCATATTGTTCAATCCAATCATGTTCTTCATATAATTTAATAAGTTTATCAAATAAGAATTCCTCTTCCCATAAAGGAGGTATATGAATAAATATACCTTCTTCAACTAAATTATTGAAAAATTCTTCCTTACCAATGATACTCAATTTTCTTAAATATTCTCTTAACTTTTCTTCCTGGTCTTTATTAAAATAACTTATTATATTAAGAAACAAATCTTCTTTTTCTTTCATATTAGTCAGTGTTTGAATACGGTCCACTGTTCTATTGCATATAAACGTAATTGATTGTTCAAAAAGCTGGTATGAGTTTACAATTGTTTTAGACCATATCTTCAGTCCTATAAAGAACTGCCTCCCGTTTCGGGTTTCCCCTACTCTACTCGCTTCTTCAGTTATAGATAAATTATAACTTATGCTTTCGATGGCCGTTGAGCACATTTCAAATATTACTATTTGAAACTTCGCTGCGGATTACTCAATTTTAAACCTTTTTACCATATCTGAGTAGTTACTTCAGCCCTTATCTATGTCACCATGATAAGTTGGTAGTTTAAAATTATCGAACTTTCCCGCAATTAGAGAGGTTTTAGATCGCCTAAACCTTACCAGTCCAGCGATTGATTACAGATATTGAATTAAATAGAATATCAACACGCTCTCCAGTTTCTAAGAATGGCATTTCATTATCAGGTAATATTTTTGATATAACACCTTTATTACCATATCTCGTTAAATTCACATAGATCGTTAATCTATGCAGTTCTCTTATGAACTTCCCTAAGTTTCCTTAGGATACTAGACTATATCTTCATCCTTATATAAATAATATCTATATAAGGAGCTCTCCATTTCGATTTAAGGGAATCTCACTTGAGCCCTACTCCTAATGCTTATTTCAAAGCTAAAGGATAGTCGTTGAACTTTATTCCTCATTATAAGGAATCTTAGCTGCGGATTACTCAATCTTTTTATTATATAATAAAAAGCTCTAAGAGCTTCCCCGACAATTAAAGTAATTTTCTATATATGTTACCATATATAGGGGCTAAGCTACATAACCCGTTATTTTTTGCCCTACTTCTAAATAAGCATTTTTTTCAACTAAAAATTCTATTACTATATTAGAAAATACCGAGTTATTTTCTTCTCTCCACTTATACTTTTCATCTAATATATTCTTAGCTTTTCTCATATAAAAACTAACTTCTCTAGAATATTTAGAACCAGAATCAATTATCTGTTTACATCTTTTAAATATCTTCTCATAATAAACTAATTGCATTTTATAATATTTCATTATTTGTCTATTAAAATCATTTTCTTCTAATTCATCTAAAGTTTTATTACAATAGATATCTATATCAATAATTTTACCTTTACCCTCAATAAAGAATAATACATCTGAAGTAAAATCAATCTTTCTAAGATTAGATTTCTTTAAATCATATAACAATTGATTGTTATGAATTCTTCTCTTAGCACAAATTACCTTATCTTTAACATATTCATTTATATCAGGAAAAGTTTTATAATTATTACTATTGCCATAAATATTACAAAATATATCATTATCATTTAAAGAAACTTTAACTCTTTCAACTTCTGTTGAAACCATTCTTTTTGATAATGACTCAGAACAAACAATAGCATCTTCAATAGTATTATTTTCTAAAAGGTACATAAATTTAACATTAGTACCATAACAATAATTCATATCATCATCATAAGATGTACTCTTATAAAGAACTTCGCCTTTATTTATTGAATTACCAACTTCTTTATTATCAATATTATTGGTATTATACTTAAAACCATATCTTTCTGTTAAGTCTTCTACAGATTTCTTTTCTATAATATCATATTTATCATTTTCTTTATCATATACAAATAATAAATAAAATTGTTCTTCATTTTTATCATCTGTAAATTTACTTATTTTATCAATAATAACACAATTATTTTTAACCTTTTTGAAACCAGTAGAATTCTTACCTACTATATTCTCATAATTAGTAAAAATTCTTGGAAACTCAGGTTCATTTAAAGTAACACATTGTTTCAAATGAGCAGTAAACATAACATTCCTTGATGAACTAATATATCCTGGATTAGTTAATAACGTCATCCCAAATATATCATCTTTACCTTTAAATTCTTTTTCTTTCTCTTGTAGTATCTCTTTTAGTGACATTGTGGTTTTATACAATAACTTTACCTCCTTATTTAAAAATTATTATAGAGAATGTATATTCATATAATATATAAATACACATTCTCTAGTTTTTATTATAAAAGTTTATGCCGCTTCTTTAAATTGTTTATCTTGTGATTTTTCTAATCTATCGCATAATTCAAAAATATTTAACAATTGACCATTTTCTTCTGGTTCAACATGTGATAATTGTTTTTCCAATATAGGTAATGATCTATTAAATAATTCATATCTTAATTTTTCATTAGTAAGAAATTCTTTTCTAAATTTCCTACTATCAAATTTAATATCTTTTACTCCTTCAATATATTTATAAGGATTACGTCCAGCAATTAACTCATTATCTTCAGCAAATCTTAATTGAGTTAAAATTGGATCAAATCCAGTAGACTGATCATATATAAGATTTACAAATTGACCAGCTTTATTTGTTCTAGATTTTAAAAATTCAGCTCTTACACCAAAACCATCAAAACCATGTTCATCTTTTTTAAATTTTTCTGAACCTATAGCTATGAAGTTTATTAATAAATTAGCATAATAAATCGTATATTCACATTAGTCGTCAGCCAATGCAGTTCTCTTCTCTTATGAACTTCCTTATCTTTCGATAAGATACTAGACTATATCTTCATCCTTAATAAATTATTTATTAAGGAGTTACCCATTTCGTAAAGAACTTTTTAAGTTCACCCTACCATTATTGACTTGTAGGTCTACTCCTCAGTCTAAATTAGACTTCATCAGATAGTCGTTGAACCTTTCTCATAGTAATAATATGAGACTTGGCTGCGGATTACTCAATCTTTTTATTATATAATAAAAAGCTCTAAGAGCTTCCCCGACAATTAAAGTAATACTAACATAATATTACTATTATGCCACCCTAAATTTAGGTGCATTCCCACCCGTAAAGTTCACATAGGTCGTTAGTCTATGCAGTTCTCTTATGAACTTCCTTATCTTTCAATAAGATACCAGACTATATCATTAACCTAATAATTTCTTATTGGGCTACTTCCTATTTCGATTT